TATTATGGCGCCCGCAACGCAAACGGAGGTGTGGCCGAGTGGTTTAAGGCAACGGTCTTGAAAACCGTCGACTGTAACAGGTCCATGAGTTCGAATCCCATCGCCTCCGCCATATTTGTACGTCAGAGCCCTGATTATTCAGGGCTTTTTCGTTTCTGGGGTTTGCGTTTTCTTTCCGTCCCGAACTGATCGTTTCCGCATCTTTTCGGCCATTTCCGCAACTCCCTCTCTGAAACCTTCGGAAATCATTCCAGACTTCCTCGCCCTCTCCTCGGCGTCCAGCCGACCGTACATCCCCCAAAATCCTACAGCTCGTCGCTCTCTCCTCGCCCGACCCTCATGCCTCGATTACTGTACATCCAGACAGTACACAGCAAAAGGCGCCTCCCGTGGATCCCCTCGACATCGAAGACACCAGCGACTGGCTTGGATGCCCGACCGAATTGGAAACCATCAAACACTATGCACGCATGCTGGAAAACGAGATCCAGGAACTAACCCTGCAAGTACGAGCGGCCAGGGAAAATATATTCGGCCTGGTGCAAATGCATGCAGATGCGTCCGAGGAGTGCAGTCGACTTCGAACCGAGCTCAAGCAGCTGAAAACAGAGCTTGCCGAAACAAGCAGGAAACACTCCGACCTTCTCAGTGCCTCGAACAGCATCCTGATGATGAAGGACCGGAAGTTGGCCGGTTACCAGCAAAAACTTCAGGAACTGACCGGATACACCTACCCACAGTCGACGCCCCACCGACTAAGCTGAAATCGGCAATCCGAGGGCATGACCATGTGCGGACGACTTTCCCAATACAGCGGCATTCACGACTTCGTCGCAGCGCTGAGCATGCCCAATGCACTGGTCAACAATGCCGGCGATCTTCCGTTCGAGCGTTACAACGCCGCGCCTCTTCCACCAGTAAGGCGGTTATCTGCATGCCGACATGGTGCGCTGGGGCTGGCGGCCGCATTGGGCCAAGGACCGCGCCGCGCCGATCAATGCCCAGGTAAAGAAAGTCGCTCACGGACCGTTCTTCAGAGCGATCTGGCCACACCGGGCAACCATCGCGATCAACAACTGGTTCGAATGGGCCGATGAAGGTGGCCCGAAGAAACAGCCCTACCTGATCCGCCGAAAAGACCGGGCGCCAATCCTGTGCGCCGCGATCGGCCAATACCCAAGCGCCGAGTTTGGGCCGAGTGAATATGACGGCTTCGTGATCATTACCGCCGACAGTAAAGGCAGCATGGTGGACATTCACGATCGCCAGCCGGTGACGCTCACCCCGAGCTGGCCCGGAAATGGCTGAATCCGGCTACACCGAGAGAACGCGCCAAGCAGATGGTGCTGTTGCAAGGAGAGCCTGCTGAGGCTTTCGGGTGGTTCAAGGTTGATCCGGCCATGGGAAGTGTGGGGAACATAGGGGGCAATCCACTGCTTCCTCAGTGAGCGCTCCTATCACTATTTCAAGCCCTCGATGTATGCGAATAGCCAAAATCCAGTTTTTAGCTAAACTTCCAAAAATAATGTTCCACAATGGGCGTCTACTCAGGCTTTACCATTTTTAGCTACACATGGAGGTGTCATGGAGTACGATCCGCGCGATTTCCACACAGAAGAATTTAAACAAATAAAATCAGAAATAGGAATTCTGCTTGCGCGAATAGAGACGCTATTTAAGTACGCCCTAATTGGAAGCACCGCCATTTATTCTTGGACCCTTATCTCAGTAACAGGAACTAGTGAAAAAGGCGTCTGCTTAAAAATCGATAAAGACCTTCTGATATACATTACATCTCTACCACCAATATTGGTCTTCTGCTTCGGAGTGCTTGCGATCTCCACATACTTACACATCAAAACAATGGCATCATATTTACGCACCATTGAGAACATTTTAGGGTACACATCGCTTGGCTGGGAAAAGCATTGGGCAAAAATCCCACCAACAATCACAATTGTACTTTCTATATTTTTTTTCACTCTCTTATTTTCAGAGACAATTGCCAGCCACTCAATACATAGCATCTTAAGCGCACATGAAAACTGTACAAAGCCCTGATTACAAAGTTCTTTGTAATGCCCAGGTCTTGAACTCCCTACCGAGCGAGCGAACGGCCTCCCTATCTATCCACCTCTTTCACATACGCTTGACACGCAGCCAAGGCGATCAATCCTTGGTCACCGGCGTCGGTGATGGCGATAATTCGTTGAGCATGCGCTGGGTCAAGTTGGGCGCGCGCTCCTCCATGAACCACGTCGCTGGTTTCGGTACCGGCTGGCACTGAGCTGCCACCGGCTGGATCCTCGGCAAGGAGGACTGACAGCCGCAGATCAGAAGTGGCAAGGCGATCGCGCAGACGAGCCTGATTGGTTTGAGCATCGCTCAGTTCCTTGTAGTGGGTTTGTTCGCTGGCCGACAGGCGCTGCTCGAGGGCCAGCCGCTTGTCCTGATCGGCTCGCACCTGAGCGGCAGCTGCATTGCTGATGGCGTCCAGGTCGTCCTGATGCAGGCCTGCCTGCTCGGCGAGCTGCTTACCGTAGCGCCAGTCCTGAACCTGCCAAGCGGTGCCGGCGGCGATGAGCATCAGCGCCAGAACACCGGCCGCCTTCCACACCACGGCGTTCACGGCACATCCTTGAAGAAGGCGTGCCCGCCGAGCTTCAGCGTCTGCTTGGCCTTCGCCGCCCAGGCCGGAGCAGTCTTCATGGCGATCGCGTAATAGTGCGTGGCGCCGCCGGTGGGATCGGGCTCGGCACTGGACATCACCAGGTCGGCAGCCTTCTGCGCTTGGGCGAACTGGCCGGCCGGGATCGGCTTCGCGCCACTCAAGTAGACGAAGTTCGGGTCGTTCGAATTCCAGCAGCTGAACTGGTACTTGGCTTGGCACACGCCGGCATAGCCCTCCCCCCACCACGACTTCGTCTTGCCATCGTTTACACGGTTGCGAATGGTCCAGGCCACGGCGATCTGGCCGGCCAGGCTTTCGCCGCGCGCCTCACCCCACAACGTGCGCGCGAGGATGTCGCGGTCTTTCTCGATTGCAGTCATTACTTTTCTCCAGGCAAAAAAATACCCGCTCAGTGGCGGGCCTTCGATTGAGGTGGTTTATTCAGGTCGGGGCGGTCGATGGGATGAATCCGGGAAGTTTTCAGCGCCCTCTTTCCAGGCACGGACCTTGGTGCGATAGGAGAGCCATTGCACTCGGGTCCCCGGCATTGCACCCGCCTCCTCGCCGGTGGCTTCTTGCTCTTCCAGCGCCATCAGTTGGTTGGAGATTGTTTCGACCTCCTGATCGCGCCAAAGATTCTCGACGGCGACCATCTGGAAGCATTGTTCAGTAGCCAGGAAGCCGTCGTACACCCATTGAGGAATGTCCGCGCATAGCGTTTCGTCAGCATCGAGCACCGTATCTTCCGACACGGCGCGCAACTCACCATTTTCCTTGATCGCGTACATGGTCATCTCCAAAACCTGTATCCGTTGGCCCTGAACTGAGCGACGTTGGCGTCACCCGCCGTTACCATGCAACTAAATGTGCCATCCGGATCCACAAGGATTTCCCCGGTAAAGCCTGTTGCCGGGCGCACAATTTCCCTGTGGCTTGTCACGGACACTGTGCCTACAGAGGGAAGGGAAATCCGGAGCGTGCCGGTGGTGTTCAGGTTCACCAGAATCCCTTTGACAGCCCAGGCGGTATTGGGAGACATGGCTCTAGTGTTGACGGTAACGGGAACCGACGAGGCGGAGCTGAACAGCAAGAACGGCGAACCCGTTCCATCACCGATGTCGGCGTACAGCATCGAGTCGCCACGCTGATAGAACTTGACGAAGCCACCGGACGAGTTAATCAGTACCGAGCTAAGGTAGCGACGAGAGATATCCCCGCTCTTGATGCTTGCGGAATCAGTGTATTTAGATGGGGTGACCTGGTTGAGCTCGATAGCCAGCGCGCCGTTGCTCTCATATGCGTAGAGGTGATAGATCGACGATGCCGCCGGCATTTGCCCCGGAAGGCTGATATCCACACTGCTTTCAACCACTCGTCCTACGGATGGCAGATAAACAGCTCCAGGGCGAATAGTCATGCTGTTGCTGGAAGTCCACACCGCCTCAAGACCGCAGATGTAACCTCGCGAAGCATTGATCACCCCGAGAGCCGCACGAGCATCCAGCGCAGACTGTGCCCCCGTACCGCCCTTCTCCAGCGGCAGAACATCATAGTTGCCGGTGGTGCCGAGCGCGGCCATCTTGGGCCCGTATGAGTTGACCCAATCACGTACCTGGTCAGCCAGCAACTTCTGATAACCCTGCACCGGCATCACTGCATACGCCGCTCCGGTTGCGTTCGCGCCTTGGTAAGCTGGGAGGATCGAGATCACCAAGGCGCTGGCCACGTTCGCCACTTCGTACTGCCGGCCATCCGGGCCGATAAATGCATCACCGACTCGCGAATTTGCGGCAAAGTTTGTCCCAGTGCCGGTAACCGTGGTCGATCCGTTGTTAACGGCAACGGTTCCCGTTCTAAGCCATGGCATGGATTACTTCCTATTGAGAGGGTTTATACGACGATCTTTGCAAAGACGGCCGGCATGAAGAAGGCGAACGGGTTGCTGAATCCGTCAGTCACGGCGTATAGCGTCCCGGTTGTAAAGTCCCACAGGGTTTTAACCAGTCGTCCAGATCCAGCGCCGGTGACCATCTTCATTCCGAAAGTGTTGATCAGCAGGTATTCGTTTTCTGGAAAGTTGAATGGAACCGTGTAGAAGTTTCGGGTGCTGGTAGTTTCTGACGTCTCGGATCTAACGTATGTCCAGTTCTGGAACGATCGCGTGAACAGCGCGGTCGGGGTCCCTGAATCGAACAACAGCTTTGACGAGCCGTCCCATAGCCGTAGGCCGAAAGATGCAACCGGCTGTGCACCGAACGTTGCCGCAAAATAGCGGCCGTTGGGCTGATTACTGTTCACGTTATAGGCTCGGACGTAGAACCCGGTCCAGTTACCTGCCGACCCAATCACCTGCATGGCCGTAAGACCTGCACTCCCCCCGGTATCGGGCCGGCAGAAGACCAATGGCGGCTCCTGGCTGGTGATGACGCGAGGAAAAGAAGTGGACGAACCAAGCCCTGACTCCTGAGTCGGCGCATAGCGGCCGCTACAGATAACGTTGAGCCTCGCAAACTCTGAATCGATTACCACCTGATTGCTGTTGTTACTGAAGGTCAGTCCATAACTCATTAGGCGAACCTGATAACCATCAAACGCATGGTCCCACTGGTGGAAAGACTGGCGGCAAAGGTGCGTGTGTAGTTGTAAACGCGCGCTATGCCTGAAACCATTTCCGTTTCAAATTGAAAAGCATTGTTTTCGTCATATGGCCCTACCGGTATCACGATCGCAACCGAGTTAGAGGCATCACTGCCCGCAACAGAGAAGTCCTGGTTCGCCTTCGTGTTGTTCGCAAAGGTGACCAGGGTCGACAGCACCACGCGCATCGTGAAGGAGTTCTCGTCGAGCTGGAGCGCCCCATCGCCACCCCAGATCCGCATTCCATAAGCCATTTATCACCCCAGGTATCCAAGTCGCACACGCAGCACGTTGTTTGCGTCGTAGACCGAAACGTTCAGCGAGTTGATAACCAGCCGCCCCTGACTGGGGACAATGCCGTTGATTTCCAATGTCCCGTCCTTGTTGAGAATCCAGCCCTGCTGGCCTGCGATGTAGTTGGTCGAGCTGATGTAACTGCCGATCTTCGCGTTAGTGATCGTCCCGTCCTTGATGAACGCCGAGTTCATGAATACTTGACCGCCAGTCACGGCGAACGGAGAAGACAGTGTGCCGTTGATGCCGTTGACCACCGCGAACGTATCCGCACTGACCAGGAAGGTGCTTTGCAACCCGGCCGGGCCATTCTCAATGCCGAGCCCTATACCGGCCGCGACGTACTGCCCCTGAGCGTTGACCTGCATCTTCACCGACCACATAGTGGTCAGCTTGCCGGCGGTGTCTGCATACGCCGTGGACGTCTGCTGGATAGCCGCCGTGTTCTGCCCTACAGAAACGCCGAGCTGCTCTACTTTTGTCGCTGTAGCCGAATTAGTGGTGGCCACCACCTCTTCCAGTTCAGTGATGTTCGCCGCGTTCTGACCAATCTGCGCGTCAAAGGTGGTCAATCGACGAGCGGTAGCCTCCTCATTCGTAGCGCGGACTTTGCTTTCTGTGGCTATCGCCGCGGTGCTGGCCCAGCCCTTGAGGGCGTCGGCCAAATCCCCTTCCCCGTTATCGTCTCGCGACGATGCCCGAAGCGCCTCGAACGCAGTCGCTTGGGCGGTGACCACGCCATCGAGTTCGGTTATCTCGGTGGTGTTGAACGCAACCTGCGAAGCCAGACCGTTTGCCGTTTCGATAGACTTGCCAATGTCTAGCCAGTAGGCCGGGTTCGGCGGCGGCGTGTTGAGCGGTACAACCCCGATCGCCTGATAGAGGCGCTGTCCCAGTCGGACCATGTCCTCGTCGACATAGGTCTTCTTCGGGTCGTAGAGCAGGATGTTGTCGAGCGCATCGATCTGCGCCTGAAGGCCTGGGATTTTCTCGATTTCGTCCAGCAGGTCCTGACCCAACTCCGATTTAGTGATCTTGCCGGCGATCATTTCCAGAATTGCTGTGGCGTCGGCGCTCGACTGCCCCTGTACGCCAATTCCCACCGGGTACCACGGACCGATATTGCCGATCCGGTCCACCAGGCGCGCCCAGAAATAGAAGGTCACGCCAGCGGCAAGGCCCAGCAACGAGAAGTCGCTCTGCGGGTACGACAAGTCCGTCAGCTTTGTTGCCGCCTCCAAACTGGTCGTTGGCCCGTACCAAATCTCGGTGCGCTGGGTGTCCTCGGCGCCGGCTGGGAAACCCCACTTCAGGTAGATGCCGAACAACAGCGGCGTAGCCGTCAGGTATGACACTGCCGGCGGCAGACCTTCCTTGCCCTTGAGCTGGGTGAGCATCGAGTTGCGCCAGATCGACGAGATATCGAAGGCACTCACCGCACGGACCCTGGCCAGATAGGCGCCGGCATAGATGCCCACCACGTCGACACTGGTCATCCCGGTGCGCTGCAGCTTGATCCAGTTGCCGCTGTCCTTGCGCCATTCCACGTCATAGGCAACCGCACCGTTCACCGCGGGCCAGGTGATGGTCATGGTGGCGACGGCGATGCCCTGCGAGACGACAGAGTTCGACGTGACGGTGACGCTGGCCGGCGCCGGAACAACGGTGATCGGGATCACGCTGATCGGCCGCTCTTCCAGTCGGGCGCCGGTGTCGATGTAAGCGAACTTGCTCGGCTCGTACTGCAGCGCGCTGATCTCGAAGTCGCCCTCGGCCGTGCGCCGGGTTCGCAGCACACGATACAGCGGAATCGCCAGATCATCGGCGTCCAGCGCCCACTGCAATTGTGGTAGTGGTGCTTCGCTGTAACTGGTGGTCACGGTCACAGCGCGGTTGTTGACGCTCTGCACGGTGCGACCCTCAGCGCGCCCGCCCGGCAAGTTGATGATCAGCCGATCGCCAGCCTTGGCCTGGGTGTCACGATCGAGCATCACCACGCGACCCGCAACCGCAGAGATGCGACCGCCCACCTCTCGACCCGCCAGCAGCGAATCCGCCACCGGGATGATGTGGCCAGGGAGCGGAATCACCCCTTCCATGCCGGTTTTGAACGAGACGGTGCGGTCCTGGTTGTTGCTGAGGATCGCCCACTTACCGCGGCGCTGGGCTTCGGATGCCCGGGTGCAGCCAATGGCGCTCAGCTCGGTTGGCTTATCGCCCAGGCGGCGCTGAAGATTCAGATCCGCGAACGGAATGACGTCGGTGTCATAGTTGTTAGCCGGGTTGTCGTAGCTGACCAGCGCTCGGGTGTAGCGGGTCTTCGCCGAGGCGCTGCCGTAGGAGAACTTCCCGTCGATGACGTTGGCCCGAGTGAACACGTAGTCGAAGTCCTGCGCGCGCGGCATGTCGGCTTGCATCACCAGTTGACCCTGGGCCCAGTAAGTCATGCCCCGGTAAATGCCGGCGATGTCTCGCAGCAACGACCAGGCGTCAGCCTTGCCCTGCAGGTTCATGTCGCACAGGAAACGCGGCTCGGTACCGCCGAGGCCGTTCGGAACAAGCTGATCGCAGTATTGAGCGATTCGGTACAGCTCCCATTTGTCGACCATGAACGGCTTGATGCGCTTGCCCAAGCCGAATCGGTCTTCGGTGCAGATGCCGAACGTGATCCAGGCCGGGTTATTGGTCCAGGCCTGCTTCATGCTGCCGTCCCAGGTGCCAGTGTAGGTGCGTGCGATCGGGTCGTAGTTGCTCGGCACCTGCCAGCGGCGCGCCCGGCACTTCACTGTGACGGCAGGGATGTTGGTGAACTGCTCGGCGTCGAATTCGATGTAGAGCAGCGCGGTGTTCGGATAGCGCAGCTTGGCGTCGATGACTTCGGTGAAACCGGCGATCAACATGGTGTCGGCAATCTTGTTGCTGTTCTGGTTCGCCGTCAGGCGGCGCACGCGGATCTGCCAGCCGGTGGTGGCGTCCGGCAGATCGATCCGGCGTGAGCGCTCGTAGCGCGTGGTGGTCTTGCCGTCTACGGCGTCCACCGCCACCTGTTGATAGGCGCCGCCGTCGGTGGCCACGTCGATGGCGTACTCGATGCGGTAGCCAACAATGTTGCCTTCATCATCCTGGCGCTGGAGCGCTGGCCAGGCGAAACGCACGCGTACGGCCGACAGCTGAATGTTGGTGATCGAGCGCACCCACGGGGAGTCGCTGCGCAGCTCGACGTTCAGTGAGGTCTCGTTTTCAACCGATGGGATACCCGGAATGTAGGTCTGGTCCACCGAGCCCGGGCGCCAGTCCCACTTCACATTGGGGAAGTTGTAGTTGCCGCTCGCGTCCCGGATCGGGGTGTTGTCGAGGTAGATGTCGTAGTCGGTCGGGGCTTCGTCGAACTCACCCTCGCCCACGGCGATCAGCAGCTTGGCCAAGTTGGTCGAGCGCAGGCTGTCGCTGGCCTCGGTCGGCGACTTGGGCTTGCTGCTACCGCCCTTCTCGCCGTGGATGTCGATCTTCTGTGCTGCGCCCATGCTTTCCTCCAGGCGAAAAAAAACCGCCTCATGGGCGGCCTGCTTGCTGCGTGCTGATTACGCCTTGTCTTCGGCGTAGATCGAAGCGGAAATGATCATGCCGCCCCACCGGCGTTCGCCGATGCAGATCGGCACCGGGTTACCGCTGGCCGTGGTGTTCTTGGCGCTGCCGAAGGCATAGGACGGTGCATTCTCGGGTGATGCGCTTTGCTTTAAGCCTGAAGCTTGGGGGCTGAGCATCTGGATTACCCCACCGGCGACCATGCCGATGCCGGCAGCGATAAGAGGCGCGCCAAACGGAGTTGCCAAAAGGAATACGCCCGCAACTATCATTACCGCGCCCACAATGGTCTGGAGCAGGCCTGCGCGCTTGCTGCCGCTAATCACCGGAACGATTTTTAGCGTTCTTGTGCCGCCCAGGTCGAAGCCCTTTTCACCGACGTTTTTACCATTGCGGATAATGGCGAACCTCATGCCCAAAAGGTCAAGACGGGCGACTTCCTCAACGAACCCTTCCACCGTTGCCCTCAGCGCCCTGAACACCTCCCATGCATTCCCGGTATCGAGCTGATAGTCCTTCTGGTGGAAGAACTTTTTCCCGAGCGGACCGGACAGCTCGATTGTCGTCATAGGTTGATAGTGGGGTGTAGCTGCTTGCATGGCTTTTCTCCAGATAATAAAAAAGCCACCCGAAGGCAGCTTTCAAAGTTCGCGACCTCAGCGGCCGCCGTAATCCACGTATGGCGCCAGGAAGAAACCGCTCATATCTCCACTGATACGAAACCGACTTTCAGTGCCCGGCTTGAGATTCGCGCTGATGGTTTTGATTGCCGCTCCAGCACAAAGTCCTGACTCGGCAAGTCCGGTACCCAGATTCACAGCACCTGGCTCAACGTAAAAACTCGCACGCTGCCCCGGCCCTATCTTCGCGGCTCGCCGCCCTTCAATGTAAAAAACTAGATCGCACCCAGAGCCAACAAATCCACCATCCCTGATCACGGTAATGCGGGAGGTTGTACTCGCTGTTTTGCTTTGGAATGCATATAGCTCATCGCCCGGCACTGGGTCTGCATCCCGCGCAGACATTGGCGATGTCGAGCACCCCGCCAACAGCATCACAGCCACCGCCCCTATCAAAATCCGCATGATTCTTCCTCGTCCTGAAAGCGAGCGACTATAGCAGTCGCCTTATTCGCCGAGCAGCAAACATCCGCTGCATCAGCGCTGGTCGATCTCAATCTTCTGAGTTGGATCAGAACTGTACTTTTGGCGTTTCAGCTGCGGATCGCCTGCGGCCATGCAGAAGAAAAATATCTCCGCCTCGCCGCAGCCACCGTGCAAAGCGCATTCACTCGCCTGCATATGGTCGAGTAGGATTTCCCTACCCTGGGATTCACAAAATACGTTCGCCTCTTTCAGAGCCTGGCCTTTCGCGGATGCAGGGCCGCCGAAAGGAACACGCGTAGAAATCGTGTAGGTGTCCGGTCCAACCTTTATTGGTCCACTGTCTGTGCACCCAGCCAGCAACGCAAAAGCCAACGCTCCTACGAAAAATTTCATGCAGGTCACTCCTGTGGAAAGGTGCCAACTGTATCCCGATGCTGTCCGAGCATCCAGCTTGGATGGATGAACAGTTGCACAGTGCCATACTTAACCATAGGTTCCGTCTGCGCAACTTGCGCGATTTCAATAACCTACGAGATGCAGAAAATGCCACCAGATGCAGATGAGCTTCGCCGCCGTACCGAAGAAGGCAAGAAGAATATGGAGTTTGTCGAGCTGATGGAGTCCATCAACTACGACATCATTGACCAAACCAGATCTGGTCAGTCCAGCACGGTTTACCCATTAGGTGAGAGCAAGGCCGAGTTCGCTGATGCAGTTTTAGAGCGCTTTTCCGAGTCAGAGGTAGACATTACCTTCGATGAGAATACCAACAAACTGCATATCAGCTGGGAATTGCCGGAATCTGAAGAGCAAGAATAAACAACGTTAATGGACTCCCCAGTCCTTTGCCTGCAAGCCCAAGGACTGGGATTGCGCCAATTTCGGCGCAGGTTGAAGCTATGGAGAAAAATGTGAGCGCCTACGCCATACCGGATGGAGCTAAATTCGCACAAATCAGGTTTTTACGGAAAGACGGAAAGGCATACGACCGGCCACCTGGAAGACCAGTTGTCGTAGCAGTTCTAAGATACGATCCTGAGCACGGAGCGGGGCCAAGAACTCTTACCGGTCTCAAGCCTGCATATGCTTTGGTCGATACGGGAGCTGACAATAACTACGCAACACCAAAATTGATTGCTGAGGCGGGCTGTCCGCAAATTGGAACTGCAAGGCTGCGAAACGGTGGAGGATGGACTGAGTCGACCCAGCACTTGGCACACATATTTCTACCGGAAACAGGAAATCAGTACGAGACAGACGTTTTTTCGTCAAATCTCGTAGACGATGACGACCACGGTGAGAGCCTGATCATTGGTGTTCTGGTCATAAAGGCCGGAAGGCTAGTCATGGATTTCCAGGACAACATTTACCGTCTCTACGTCGCATGATCCAGCCCTTGCTGAGCTTTCATGCGTGATAAAGGCTCGCTCAATCCGCGCCGGCACAGCTTGATTAGGTATCCCCAAGGATCTCTTGCCTTCTTGTGGGAGCTCAGTCCTGATTGACCCCACTCGATTTTGTTCATCCATATGCAAAGCCCCCTCTCGGCTTAGTTCAGTGTGATGTTGGTAGCTGGAATTCTTTGTGCCTGAGGATCAGGCGTGTTCGGTCCAGCCAAGGCCCGCCGAAGACGATGATCTCGCTCGGGCGACCGTAGAGGTGATGTAGCAGGAAAGGACCAGGGCCGAAAGTCGCGGCATCCTCTCCCGTCAGCACCGGATCGGCGCCGAGAAATATCCCGGCATGGTTCGGGAAAACCGTCCGCCCCACTTCCATCACGACCATGTCGCCGCGCCGTGGCTGATCAACCCGGTAGAACCCGGCCGCCTCATAGTTCGCCTCGTACAGACTTGCGTTGTCCGCACTCTCCCACCAGCCATCGGCGCGCTTAAAGGCTTCGAACTCAATCCCCCATTCGCGCTTGTACCAGTCAGCACAGACCTGCCAGCAGTCCCAGGCGCCGTGTACGAACGGGCGCTTGAGCAGCGGCGTCTCGCCGGAAGGCATGACCGTGCGCAGATCACCCTCTGGCCAACTCAGGATGTGCCACGGCATCGCGGTGGCTTCGCACATGGCTAGGTCGCGCGGTGAAGGCCGGCTGGTTGCGTCCGGGTGCGAATGGACGATGCCGATCACTTCACCGATGTCTTCGGCCGCGGCGTACTCCACCGGATCAATCCGGAATTCTTCGTTCGGTTCCGATGCGATGTTTCGGCACGGGTAATACTGCTGTTTGCGCCCAATGCCCAGCAGCAGGCCGCAGCACTCGGCGGGATAACACTGCTCGGCGTGAGCCTGGATCGCGCTCAAGATGTGCTTACGCATGGTCAGCTCCTAGCGATCAGGGAAACGGCGGGGAATCCACCAAACGGATATGCATTACCCTCGCCGAAGCGCGGGATGCATCCTCGGCCCAACGTGGCGTCGCATTCGTCCAGTTCAGGGTTGTCCGTTGGCACGCCGTCCTTCGTGACGTAGCCGCCGGTATAGCTGCAGTTCGGCCCGCGATAGCCGCCGGTGAGACACCAGTGGCACAGCGTCGTAGCCTGACGCCCGATGGATTCGCCGCCGACATCGCCGGGGCTGGCAAGCTCCCAGCTGACTGTTTCCCCGTCCTCGTTCGTCTTCTGGTCGATGTACCAGACCTCAATCGTTTCTTGAGTCGGGTCTGCTGTCGGATTGCCGGCCGGGAAGTTCTGAGCATCGAGGTACGTGCCCAGCGTATGGCGCATCGTCAGCTTGAACTCAAGCAGATCGTCGAACGCCAAACAGAGCGCAGTGATGCGCCCGTTGACGTTACCGACCGACAGCGTTGGCCGTACCGCTGTGCCATCGCCATTGGCCTCGATGCCGTCGATCTGCATTGGCCAAGCGCCGTACTCGTTGCCCTGGAACAAGATCGGCTTCGCAGGCAATTGGTCGGCATCGGCGCCGGCAGCTATCAGCTCCTCGGGCGTATGCGGGATGGCATGTCCATGGAAGCGCAGCACATCGGCGCCGTAATCCGAACCGTCCAGTTCAAAGAGCAGCACTTCGCTGCCAGGCTCAAGAGCCTGGATGTCACTGATCAGCCGCATGATTGCCCCTTATGGTTGGAAGGCACGGTCGAAAGTGGCCGTGAGCTTGAAAGCGCCGCCACCCATTGGTGTGGGTGCAGGGTTCTTACAGGTGAATAGTCCGAGCTGGCCGAGAGGCGTAGTCCAGAGGAACGCCTTTGCTCCAGCGTGCCTGTCAAAGAACGCCATGATCTCAAGCACTTTGGCTTTTTGGCCACTGTAGGAGATCGGGTAGGAGTCCTCTTTGTTGTTCGGCCCGTCGCCAACCTCCTGTTTGTAGCCGTCGCCGAACTGCGCAGTGCGAACCCGATATGTAATCTCGGGCGAACTACCACGCTCGGTCGGCCATGTGAATGTCTCGATCGCCATGGTTATCTCCCATTGATCTTCTTCCATATTTCACCGCCCGGCTGAAGCTCCTTTGCGATCGCTCTATCAACCACCGTCTGCGCAACTTGCTGCACGCCTTTCCCAAGGTCAGCCGAGGCCTGCTGGTTATTTGTGGCCGACTCGGAACCACCTGTTTGCACGGACACAGCTACTGGAAAGTTATAGGTGCTTCCGCCTGTGCTTCCGTCACTGAGCGCAGCCACGCCAGGCCCTGCACCGGAAGTAAGCGGTGTGACGCTGCCGCCATTCGCGCCGGTCATGAGGAAGGACCTGCCGCCCTCGTTGTACAGTTCCGGCCCCAGTTCGTTGACCTCGTACAAGGAGTTCGGCGCGACCGGACCGCCGGCAGCTCTGTAGCCAGAGAAATCGACGTTGGTGTAGCCCGCCTGAGTAGATCCCGCCGAAGCTGATGCGCTGGAAGTGCCGCTGCCCACGAAATAGCTGGTCGCTGCCCCCACCAAGCTGCCCAGCAATGCCGAACTGGCTTGCCGAGTAGCGATGCGCGCCATATCGGCCAGAATCGATTTCGCAAAGTCCCCAAACGATGCCTTCCCGGTCATGGCGAAGTTGACGATCGAGTCTTCCATTGAGCTGAAGGCGTTGGTAAACAGGTTTCGAGTTTGACCGGCAATGTCTCGCGCCGAATCCAGGTAATTGGCCCAGGCCGATGTCGCGCCCTTGGTCCAGTCACCCTGCGCCGCTTCGACGTCGGCATAGTTCTGCCGGATCTGGTCGGTCGCTGCCTTGTTCGCGTCTGCGAGGGCTTGTGACTTCTGCTTGAACTCTTCCGGGTCCATGTTTCTGGATGGATCGGAGCGCTGGTTTTCCAGTTCCAGGGACTGTTGCACGAATCGGTCTTGCTGACTGTTCAGCTCGCCCGACAGCGCGTTCTGCTGATCCCCCTGGCCGACGCCATTGACCGCACGCTGACCTGCAAGCGCCAGAGCCTTCTGTTGCTGCCCAAGAGCTGCCACATATTGGCTGATCGCGTACGTCTGTTTGTCGAGGCGTCCTTTCTCGGCAGTGGCCAGCACCTCCTGTTGACTGTCGGCATCCTTCTGCGCCTTGACCATGGCTGTGCGTGCGTCAGCGATCTTCTGGTCGAGCTGAATGCGCTGTGCTGCCGTGGTGCTGGACTTGTTCTTCACGGCCTCCAGAGCCGCGATCTCGGCCTCGTACGCCGCGGTAACCTCGTCCCGCTCGTTGCCGATCAGGCCGTCTCGCTTTTGTGCGTACTCGGCCTGGGTGATAAGCCCGACTTTCTGTTCGGCATCCAGCTTTTTCTGAGCGTTGCTGTACTCGGCAACAATTGCCGTGAGTTGGTTTTTGGCATCGTTGAAGCCAGTCAGGTCGACACTGCCCGCCGCTGCCTTCGGATCCTTGAACTTGTCATTGATGTTCGCAATATTCTTGTCAACGACTGACTGATCAAGGCGTTTGTCGTTGGGGTCGGCCTTGCGAATATCGTCGAGTTGCCGGCGGTACTCCTTAAGGGCATCCGCTCGCTTTTGCTCATTCGTCCAGGACGATTTTGTAAGTGCGTCGACCTTGGTCATCGCTGCAACAGCATCTTGCTGGACTTTCGCCTGCTCGCCTTCGTACTTCGCGATATCAGCTTCAGCAGCCTTCTGATCCTCCAGCATGTTGAGGCGATTGGTGTAGAAGTCGATCATCTCCAGCTTGTTCTGGAATACACCGACATCGCCAGACTGCGCCCGGGCCAGATCCCTCTGTGCCCGTTCAATATCAGCACCGATATCTGGACGGCCCAGGTTCTTCAGGCTGTCCGCTGCTCGTGCAACTGCGTTGTAACCCTTCTCCCAGAAGCTGAGGTTTTCGAGAATCTTCGGTGTGCGATCATTGATCGCGTCAGCGTATTGCTCGGTCGCTAGTTTTACCGCGCCAGCATGGTCGCCCTGCTTTTCCAGTGCAGCAATTTGGGAGTAAACAGAAGCAGTCAGGTAGTGGTACTGCTCGTTCAGCTCAGCGGATGCCTTGACTGGGTCATCCGCCAGCTTCGAAAACTCAGCGATGGTTTCACTGATGGCTTTGCCCGTTGCTTCCTGCATCGATACGGCAGCCTGCGTGATGCCAGCGAAGCTCTCGCCAGCGATCTTGCCGTTACCCGCCAGCAGTGCGAGAACTTCAGCGGCCTGGCCTGTCGTACCGACGGTCGCGCTGACCTGACGCGCCATTTCACCAAGCTGTCCAGCGCTTAAGCCTGCAGAGTTACCGGTCAGCACTAGGCCCTTGCTATAAGCGTCCTGCTCTTCACTGCCCATGTGATAGGCGTAAGCCAACCCACCCACAGCCGCGGTGGCCAGCGCCAAAGGTGCGAGAGTGGCGAGCAGTCCAGCAGCTGAGGCGCCCGCGCCTGCGCCCAGCTGAGCCACGGCGCGAACGCCGCTACCCCAGTCGCCCGAGGACAGCGCATTACCAAGCTGAACGACGTTTTCCTGCGCCTGGCGGGTACCAAGTCTCAACTTATCGAAACCGGTCGCGGTCTTCTCCAGCGTCGCCCGGTCGCCACCAATCTTGGCCAGCGCCTCGTTGTAGCGGTTCGCGTCAACGACTCCAGCCTTATGAGCAGCCTCAAGCGCCTTTTCCTGCGCCTCCAGCTTGGCCAACTTCGCCGTCACCGGGTCGATGCCATTGACTGTGCGCTTCAGCGCCTCGATCTGGCGGTTTTCCGCATCAATCAGGCGCTGCTTCTGCGCGACTTCTTTCGCCTCAGCTTTATCGATCTTGTCGTAAGCCTTGCCGAGTCGATCCTGATAGGCCTCCTGCTGCTCAATCGTGACCAGGCCACCCTTGCGGGCGCGTTCAAGGAGTACTTCCGCCTGGGTCAGTCGCTCGATGCTGCCGATGTTGCCAGACATCGCCTTGTCGAGCTGGCTGATGATGGCGATTTCGCTGGTAGCGCTTGCGCCTGACTTTCGCCTTGCCTCGGACTGACGCTGCGTGGCGCCAGTCGATTTGTCGATCTCCTGAGCAACTTCACGCTCGGCCTGAACGATCTTCTTGCCCGTGTCGGCCAGTTCGGAGCCGGTTTTTCCGAGATCGTCGATCGCCTTTTCAGCATCAGCGGCCGAATCGACCAGCTTGTCCAAATCGTCAGCAGCCTTGACCGCTTGCGACGAATTGACCTCGATGCCGAGGGACGCGAAAGTGGTGCTCATTTACTGCCCCTCTGTTCCGCCATCACCCGCAGGGCTTCGGCTTCCATGATGCGGATATCCGGAAAAATGTCGGTGGCCTGGGCCCGAGTTAAGCCGAGGAAGCCAGCGACATCGCGAATTGACGTGTAATCCAGACCGGTAGCGCCGCACGCCCCTGTACGCCACTGGGTACTCATCGCCTCGAAGACCTGGAACGCCTGCCAGGTATCCGGCCAGACCTCACAGATTTCCTCGGGCAAATCCCGGAGAGAAAGCCCGAAGGCCGCCAGCGATTCAGCTGAAGGCCCGGGCTCGTACAGCTTGCGCGAGACGCTTAGGAGTTTCCCAGGCGCGCCTTACTGAACGCTTCTGAATAAGCCCCCAGTACCGCGCTTGGCGTGGCACTGATTGAGCTGACCAGGATGCGGAGGTTTTCGTCGTTGAACTCTTCGTCGACATCCCAACCGGCGACGATTGCCTTGAGCTGTTCCACCTGGAGATCGATCAGCAAGGTGGTGAACTGCTTCAGCCCCACCTCTTCCGATTTCAGCCCCAGTGCCTTATGACGCTCGCCCCAGTCGGCATAGAGGTCTGCCAACTCGGTTCGGTCGCGATACTTGAACTCGAACCCCACCTTCACGGGCTCGCCGCCGACCGTAGGAAGCATGACGTCGGCCTTGAAGGTCGGGTTCTGGGTAAGCGTGAACTTTGCCATGAGCCTTCCTTACGCCGCGGCGCTGTAACGGGTTGGGCGGCCGGTCAGCGCGATGCTGATGACGCGGGTCATCAAGTTGTTGCGCGACATGGTCGGGGTCGAGGTGATCGACACATAACCGTTGTAGATAATGCTGCTACCGCCCGGGAGGTTGAGGCGAAGGACTCGCGCTTGCTTGTCGTCGTCAGCAGCCTCGCAGACATCGACATAGGGCTTGGATGGGTCATCCGCCACGGTGATGTTCAGCGTGATCGGGTTCTTGGTGGTCGGCATCTGGCGATCGTCATCGTCAGCCAGGAAGCCATAGGTCAGGAACTGCTGGTCGCCGCCGCTGGATGCCAGTTCGGTAATCTGGGAGATCTCGACGAAGGATGTGATTTCGCGGACCGAGCCAATGCCGGAGCCTGCCGGGTACTGCTGAACGTTGGTGGTATTGATGCCGCCCAACGCAAAGGTGCCACTGGCGATATCTGCAACCCGAACGGCGCGGCCGTCCAATCGTGTCCAACCGGAATTGACCGCTATGATGTCGCCTTCGGCCAGGCCGTGGGCAGCAGCCGTGGCCACTGCTGGGTTCGCATTGGTCAGTGCAGTGAATGGGATTGCAGTGCCGTAGACGGAAGCAATTTCGAAAGTCGCGCCGTTGGGCATTTGAATGCCAGCCATTGGTGTTTCCTCTTTTCAGAAATGACAAAACCCGCTCGATGGCGGGTTCTGGGTTTGCCCAATGGGCGGATTAGGTTGTCGTATCGGCTCGATACTGGAAGGACACCGGCACGGTGAAGGTCGTGTCGTCTGGGATGCCGGGACCAGGGTCAACCGGCGTCATGATCACGACGGTCAGAGCGCCCTTGGTGTTCCGCTCGTAAAGCGGGAACAGCACGGCGACCTGGTCGGCAATCACTCCGGCGTCACCGCGATACTTGCCCGATGGCGTCACGATGCTGACCTGAAACACTCCGGTGTATAGCCTGTGGTCGCCGCCGAGCGTGTTGCTCGTGGTGTCGCCCGGCAGCGTGAACGCCTTCAGGTAGGTGGCGCCGTCCACGGGCGTGTAAGCCTCGTTCTCGACGACGACCTTCAGCGGTACCGGCAACGCTTTCGCCCAATTGATCAGCTTGGCCTCGTAGATCGAGGCAATTAGGTTATGGCTCATACCTGGTTGTTCCTGATGGCTTCATCGACGATCTGTTGAAAGCGGGCCAGAGTGATTCGGACCATTCCGCCGGGCGCTTGCTTGGAGTGGCCGTATTCAAGCGGCACGGCATACGGCAGGTTATTCACGATGTACGCGGTCTGGCCGATGGTCAGGGCCTGCACCTGGGTCATGAGCACCGCAACCGACACGTTGCCCGATGGGTCGATCTGATCAAGCACGCCGTCGGCCGGAGTATCGATAGAGAACTGCCAGTTCCCGCGGAATCGCCCTCCGACGTAGTCCTTTCCGGCGACCAGACCGTTCACGTTGAAGTTCTGGTCGCGCTCGGTCTTGGTCAGGGGCTTGGCGTACTTCACGCCGCGCTTCAGCTTGCCAGTCTTGGTGAAGTTTCTGTCAGTCAGATTGATGACCGTATTGCGCACTGCCACCTTGAAGTCATAGGCATCAGCCGCCGCGGTATTGGCCTGGCGATGGGCGACGTTGGCCGCCCAGATCTCAGGGTTACCCACCGGCGACATACGGATAACACTGCTGCCGATCTCGATCACGATTTCGCGAAAGGTGGCATCGAGCCCTGACTTTGCTTGCTCGGCAAACTGGCGAATGTTCTCGGCGAAGCTTCCGTTGAGGCCCGCATACTTGCTCACGATCGCACCTGCAGCTCGTACAGAATCGGCGTGCCTGCGGGGTTAATCTCTTTCAGCGGTGGAACGATTGACCAGGTGCGACCTTGAACTATGACCTTATTCAGCAAGTCCGGTACCCACGCCAGCCCCTGCGCTGCGATCTTGAGCTTCTTGTCGCCCTGCTTGATGAGGCTGTTGTTCTGGAATTCTTGGCCGGTGAAGTCGAGCAGGATGCCTTGGGCGGTCTGCTCCGCGACGGTGTCAGGCGGTGCGGTACCGGTTTCCGGGTCGTACTCGCCGACGGTGGTCGCGCGAATGATCACGGGCTGGCCGAACTCTGTGATCATCTCCAGAGCCATTACGGCCATTTCGTCGTAGAAGGCCATGGTGGTTCCAGATATGAAGAGCCCAGCGCGACGGCTGGGCTCTTTTTATAGTTTTAAGGGTTCTGAGCTGAGTAAGCCAGGCTTAGGGGGAAATGCTTTTCGTCTCTCCGCGAGCAGCAATGTCGCATAGTCTGCCGCCAATGTAGCTACATCGCTGCTTGCACTACCTGGCGTTACAAGTGCCGTTAACGCCGCACTTGCATACGCATCCCAAGCATCTCTTTCGTCCTGCATTGAAAGCTTTCTGGTGATTCGATGTTCGGCAGACATATCGAGCTCCTTATCGATGGAGCCCCGAGCCTACGCCGGATTACGCTCGAACCGCAAACAAACCGCGCCGCTGAAGATAATCGGCAAACTGCGTGGAGCTCGGCCGATCAGGTGCCGCCGGCAACAGTCGGCCGCTGGTGTTGGAAATTGTGGCGTACTCGCGAGTTACCGCGCCTTCGACACGCTCCAGCGTCACTGCACCTTTGCGCTTGTCGATCGGGTCGATGTCGTCGGTGTGAATCTCGGCAGCCAAAGCCATCTGGCCGTACTGGATGCGAGCCGGTAGGTAGTTGTCGGGCTTGATCTGGCAGTCCAGTTCAACCCCGCGGCGCGGCCAGGCCAGAGCCTGATCGCTGTCCATCTTGCGCCCCTTCCAAGTCATGCCATTCATCGCCAAGGCGGACCGGCGAAGCAGTGCTTCTTGCGTGGGCTCGTCCGCTGGAATGGTCACGCCGAACTTTACGGCGTACATGACCAGATCCGCGGCACTCGCGTAGCTTTCGGCGTCTGGCTTGCCGGTGCCGTCCTCGATGATGAGCATGTGTTACTCCGCTTCGTTCAGTCGCTTGGCTTCAGCATCCGCCAAGTCTTGGGTTTCAAATGGCTCGCCCACCTGTTTGCCGCCGGCACCGGTCACGATCCACTTACCGTCAGCACCTTCAGCGGTGATCAACACCGGCTTCGTTACAGTCTTGGCGACTTTCTTCGGCTTCAGCGCCTTGACGGTTTCGACTTCCACTTCGGCGGCGTTGTAGGCATCGACCACAGCAGGCCAATCTCCAATCACGATCACCTTAGTGACGCCAGATTCGGCGCGCTCGAAGTATTGAGGGTTGCGATAACGCTTATCCGGATCGAAGTCCGCCTTCTGCGTAGAGTAAGTCAGTTCCATTAGGTTCTCCAAAGCGGCCCACGAAGGGCCACTTAATGCAGGCGCGAATTAAGGCGCGGAAAGATCGATCAGCACACCGGCAGTGACCTTGTCGCTGGTTGCGTACTTCGTCCAGTTGGCACCGGCACCGATTGCAGCCAGGTTCGGGTTCACACCGCCGGTGGAATCCTTCCAGCTGTAGCCGAGCAGGTCCAGGTTGAAGGTGCCCTCGGCGCGGAAGCCCATCGCCAAGTTTTCCTGGTTGTCGATGTTGTAAGAACGGAAACCCGGTGCTTGAGACTCGGTGATTTTGATCGCGCCCGCCTGCAGGCCGAAGATGGTTTCCGCAGGGATTGTGTCCGATACCAGGACTGGCTTGCCCATGGTGCCTGGCTGGCCACCGTAGATGACCACGCCGGCTTCTTCGTACACCTTCTCGGTGATGGCCTGGTCAACCATGTCGAAGTAAGTGGCCGAGTCCATAGTCCACAGTGCAATACGGCCGAAGCGGTCACCGAATTTGCGCATGCCCTTGGTCAGAGCCTTCTTGCCGTCAGTGGCAAAGCTGGCAGTAGCGACCATGTTGGCATTCGCGCCGATGGCAGCTTTCAGAGCGGCCATTGCGTACTGGATGTAGCCTTCCAGCACCGCGTCGGCGTAATCCACACCCACCAATTCAGAGAACTCTTCCGGCGAGCGTGCACGGCGTTTGAAGGCCTCTTCGGTAGTTTCGTAAGGGCCGTACTTGAACGGGACCTTCACACCAACCATTTCACCGGAGCCAATCTTCTGGCCAGCGACAGCAGCAGTCGAGTTGACGTCACGGTGGGCAATGGCGCCGCCGAGCTTGTAGAAGGCACGCTTGCGCAGGTCGCCCTCGATCAGTTCGTTGTCCAGAATCAGCGCGCCGTTGGACGATGCGTTGAAAACGTCGATCACATCCTGGATGCGCTCCAGGTAAGCGGTTTGGGCAAGGTCGTTGTAAACGATCATGTCCGAGTTGACGGTAGTCGCCATGGGTTACTCCATTATTTGGGCAATTTCAGGTAAGCGTCCTGGCCGTTCTTCGTGATGAAGTCACGCTTGGCCACAGACGTCATTTCGGAGCGTTTCAAAGCGGCCCCACCGCCATTTCCAGCACCTCCGGCCCCGCCGCCAGATGCCTTACTACCCGCGATCAACGGCGCGAACGCCGTGTCGTTTGCGAATTCTGCTTTCAGCTCATCCAGCGTTGCCGCCGAGAGCTTGCCCTGCTGGTCGAGCACGACCACAACAGGCTTCCCGTCGCGCTGCTCGACGCTCAGACGGCGTTCGATGTGCGGCAACAGGGCTTTGGCGCTGCCCGGGATTGCCAGGGCGGACGCGATATCAGTAGCGGTGCGGCCAACAGTCAGATCCCGGATCTGAGTACTCAGCGTGCCGCGCTCTTGTTCCAGCATGCCGTTCAGCTCAGCTTCGCGGCGGTTGAATTTTTCGGTCCAGGAACGTTCGAGCTCTTCGACGTTGCCAGATTTGCGGGCAGCCTCTTCACGCTCCAGTCGAGCCTGGTCCTCGGCATCCTTGCGAGCTTTCTCTGCGGCTTTCTTCTCGCCGAGCAGCTCTTCAACCTTTGATTTCAGGCCGGATACGTCTTCTGGTTGTGGCAGGCCTTCAATACCGAGAACGTATTTGCCATCTTTCTCGACGTAGAGGGTTTTAACGGTGTCATCGACGCCATCCAGAGTGTCCAGCAGATACTTCAAGCCCATTTGTTTGTCTCCCAGAGACGATTTGCAGGCCCTGCCCGCAGATATGAAAAAGCCCGTCTTAGACGAGGCCTGTGTAAATCGTGGGTATAAAAAAGCCCCGGCGCATGCCAGGGCTGTTTGTGAACTGATTAGGCTTAGCCTAAAAGCCTCAGTTTAGAGAAGGTCTCTGCGGCGCTTGCAAGTGCAAGTGCGCCGTGGTCGATAAAATAAATATCACCCCTGTATAAACCGTGACCGCTAATCGCTGCGATATAGCCGTAGTTGAACGCGAAAGATCTGATATCTTCGCTCACCTCATCCATAAACAACGAAGACGGCAGGGCAATAATCCTGACCAAATCCCCGATAGCAAAAATCTTTGGGTTTTCTATGCCGAATGCGTCAACAAGACAGTCTACGTATGACGTTTTGTCGCTATCCGCAAGCGCCTGAAGAAGAGCTGCCTGTTGAGTGCTATCCCAACTTTGGCGTCCGTCCATGGTTAAAAGATGCGTGAACTTACGCAGATTTTCTACTTGAATGTATTGTTCACCCGTTTTCATGCGCGCCTTTCCTTTTGTGTGTTGGCACAAATCAAGATGAAGGCTCTATCCATGATTTTCAAGGTACCGGTACGCGATCAGCCTTGCGCATGCACCAGATGGGAGGACGCATCCTCATCCAGCGAGTTGACTTACTCTTATTTGATGCTGGCTCGCCCAAACGCCAGAGGCTCAAGCGCTTTCATCTGCAAAAGGGTCAGCGGTTTGAAATTGCGATCAAGCTGCAGCTCGGAGAATCGTTCGATACTCAAGCCGCCTTCACGGAACAGCTTGGCGCGGACCGGGCCGATAGCTCTGTCCTGAAACGCCGCCGGCTGCTGCTTGAGCCAGTCGTAATAGCTGAGGTCTGCCCTCACCTGCTGGGCGCCGCTGTCGCCGATGGATGCCCGCGTGGCGTCCTTGCCGAACAAAGCGCTGAAGCGGGTCACCGCGACGATGGTCGAACGGCAGTTGATGTGGATCGGCGGTCTTGGTCCCTCGGCGAGCTTGAACCGCTGCTTATCGAGCGTCCGGCACTGACTCGTGGTCTTCGTGTCCAGGGTGCTGACCCATTCCACCGCCTGCACGACGTCGGAGTTCTCTTTCAGCGTCTCCATGCGCGCCTGGGTGGCGACGTGCTGGACCGCAGTTCTCACAACGGCTCCGGCATTCCGGTTGGTCGTGGCCAGGATGCCGTCGTTGTACTGAAGCGCCTTGGTCCCACGGATGCTCTTGATGATCTGGAAGTTGGTTTGACCCTCGAAGAAGCCCTGCCGGATCGCGCCAGTGAGGCGTTGTCGCTCAGTTGAGGTGAAGCCATCAATGAACGACTTGAGCAGCTTCCCGCCATCCGCACCGCGCACGCTTAGCGGGTTGGTGAGGATGGCCGCCCTGATTGCTGTAGCACCAGGCACCGCTGCATCGAACGAAACACCCACCGGCGCCGCCCGAGTCAGGCTGGTCGCTTCGAACTCGGCCTCGTAGTTCGCAATGTCGATCAGATCGAGGTTCAGCTTCTCGCTGTACCGGCCGAAGATGCCCAGCAACAGGCTATCCACCTCGCTGAGCAACCGTTCCAGCCGCTGGACGGTGTAGTCCGTCAGATCGGCCCGGGTCAGTCGCTCACGAATCGAGCGGTCGATTTCCTTGAGAAAAGGTCCGAACTTTGCGACCTCCCCTGACTTCAACTGCTCTAGGAAGACAGCGTGCCGGATAGTGGCATCAAGGATTGCTTGGTTTGCCGCCATTTGGTGTCACCTCATCCAGGCCAAGTCCGGTACTACTGGTTTCCAGCTCACCCCGGATATCGTCGTCAGTCTTTTCAGGATCGATCACCCCGCGGTCACGCAGGTACTGCCAGAAGTCAGACTCAGGCAGCTTGCCGCCCTGCACTGCATTGAATAGGCCGGTGAGGATGGTTGCGTCGAGACTGATCTGACTGAAGTCCTGATTGAGCTTGTAGAGCGTTTCGCCGGAGGCGTTCACAAACTCGTCCATCCAAACCAGGCACTGCGAGTAGGCTTCGCTGACGTTGCTCACCACTAGCGACAGAACACTGTGTTCGGCTGCGCTGTCGTTGTCGGCCTGGGTGGCGGTCTTCACTGCGCTGCCACGCTCGATCAGTCGGGCACCGAGCGACACCATGTCCTCTTTCTTTCCGTCCATGGCTTCCTTGGCCACTGTGTTGGGCAGAGCCTGCATCATTCCGCAGGCGCCGCCTTGGGGAAGCAGCCATGGCGCGCGCGATCCGAGAAAAATGCCTTCCTTCTCCAGATGGTCGCGCCATTGATCGCTGAGGCCGGACATCCAAGGCTGAGGCTGGCCCACCAGGTAGGCCGCCTCTTCGTAGTCCGCACTGTTGCGGTAATGGCCGATATTGATTTCAGCCATGTCGTACAGCGGCGAATCATCGATGCTGGTGTCGTTGTTCTCGCTTCCAAGGAACTGGAACGGGATGACCTTCCACTGCTGACCGGTGCCGTTCAATGGCGAGAAAGGCGCGGTGACCATTGAGGTGGAGCTACTGCCCTCTTCCCATACTTCCTGCGTGTAGATGCCGGCCTCATCGAGGCGCAGCACCCGATATTGCACAACCTGCTCACTGCCGAAACCGTCATCGGTATCAATGTCGACTGTTTCGCGTAACACCACCAGGCTTAGCAAGTACTGGCCGCCGACCTTGCGTGTTTTCCAGTTGATGATCGCTTCTGCCGGGTAGCTGGCAACGCTCGCCCGGGCCCGGCCAGCCTGTTCGTCGGCCTTGCTTACAGTTCCAGATTTAACAGCAGCGTAATCCACCAGCAGCCCGTGACGACCGACTTCGAGCAGGTGCCCGATAACCGACTGCGACTGCTGGTAGATGCTCACGCCCTGCCCGTCGATGTCCTTCGACACGTAGTCGAGCGCGCCGGGAACGGTCAGCGTTGGCCAGGTGCGGAACACGGCACCCACCAAACTGTGCTTCGTCCGACCCGTGGCGTTGTAGAACACCGCGCGCTTCTTGTACGCGTCATAGCGCGCCTTGTTGTCTGGACTGTCATCAGAGGCGTTAGGTCGCGGCAAGTAGTGGTCACCAGCGTCCTTGATGGTCTCGGAGCCTTTGCAGACGTCGCGCACCAAGCTCCAGCGGTTTTTCGCCGCGACGTACTCGGGGCGAGTGAAAGTGACGTCGCTCATTAGCGTGCGAATCCCATTTTGATAGAGGTGGCCGGCTTTCTAGCACTCTTCGCCACGGCGAAGTACCGGAATCCGTCGGAGCCGTGAGAGGTCCAGTCATGAAGCGGTTTGTCTTTCCAGCAGCCGCGCTTGTCGTCCCACTCTTTGCGGTAGTTCTCGATGCAGTTGATGCCCTCTTCGCACTTCGACTCATCGAACACGCAGAGCGGAAGGATCTCCCGCACCGCCTCAATGCCGTCGTTGATGCCGATTTTCGGGACCACCTGGAACGTCATGCAGTATTTCTGACCGTCAATCTCATAGCCCTCTTGGGCCAGTTCTCGACGGGTCTTGGCATCGCTGCCGAACTCACGGTTGTCGATGTCGTGCGGCCCCCAGTGCTCGGAGTAGGTATAACCCTTGTCCTTGAGCACCTTCATGTAATGCCGCAGGCCTTCGCCTGAGTTCTCGTAGTAGTCGATGACGTGGTACTCGGTGCCGATCTGGCGCACGAACCAGATGGCCGTGGAGTCGCCGACGCCGATGTCCCAGAACGTCATCACCGGCTGATGGCTGTTGTTCGGGATCACACCAATGCGCTGTTGCGCATACAGCTTGGTGAGCTGCTGGGCGTAATACGCGCCTTCTACCGACTGCTGGAAGGCCTCGACTGGTATCGACGGGTATTCCCGCTTCATGTCGTCGCCGAGCGTCTTCTCCTTGGCTGCATACCAGGCGCGCTGGCCGTCATTGGTAACGATCCCGTGCTTGGCCGTCAGCTCATTAAAGTAGTCGGTCAGGCGCTGCGGGATGACCACGTCGGTCGGGTCAAGCGAGTAGGCCTTGTTCTTCCACCAGCTGAAGAAGAAAAACTTCCAGTCCAGCAGGCCCAGGGGAACACCAGCCAGTTGCTGACGCTCAGCGCTCTGCGAGTAATCGAAGAAGTAGCCGGCCCGGCCTTCCGCCGTCGATTCAATCGTGACGAAGCAGTCGGTGGCCACGGCCTCAAAGGCACCGGTGACAATCTCGCGGGCCTTGTGTGGAAACTTGGCGCAGATCTTCCCGAACTCGGACACGTGCAAGTAACGCAGTGTGCCGCCCCGGAACGAGGTGCTGACATAAAGCGAACCGCCCTTGCTGAACACCAACTCACCAGCAGCATCGTTGCTGGCCGGGTTCGCGGCGCGGATCTCAGCCGGCAGGTTGTCGTAGGCGTACTTCACCTTCTCGCGGAACAGGCGCTTGGCATCGTTCAGGGTGTGAGCGATCAATGCGCACTTGGCCGACTCGAACAGAGCCGCGTCAAGCTGGATGATGCAGCACTCAGTCGTGAAGCCGAGTTGCCGAGCCTTCAGGATGATGTTGCGCGTGTGCATCCCGTCGAAGTATTCAATCTGCTCGTCCGTCATCCGGAAGCGGACCTTCTTGCCCTGCTTATCCGTGATGAAGTAGAGATTGTTCAGGCGCCAACGCTTGTCCCGGAGCAGCTTCAGGTGCTCGGGCTTCATGTCAGGCTTCCTTCGATAGATCGTCCATCAGTGCGGCCAGGTCGCTGACAGTCTTGTCGCCTGCCTCCGTGTCGAGGTTATAGGCCTGACGCTCACCCTTGATCACCTTGAGCTGAGCATCGACACCAGCGTTCAGGGAACGAGCGAAGTCGCCAGCATTGTCTGCAGTCACTTCCATGTCAGAAAGGACCTCGCTGAGCTTGTCAGCAATGCCTCGCCACTGAGCCAGTCCGACTCGGTGAGCGAGGATGACAGCCGCAGCTTGATCAGATGCCTCATCGATAATCTCGGCATCGGTAACCACTTTCGACTGGTTACCTTTACTGGTTACCGCCGTGGTTACTTTCTGCTTGGTTGCCGCGCGAACCTGATCAGTCAGGTCTCGCTTCCAGTCTTCTTTCTTGGCCCGCTTGAGGATGGTCGCGTGGTTTACGCCGTGCGACTCGCCTATGGCGCGGACTGAAAGCAATCCAGCCCGGTAGGCGCGTTCGATTGCCTCCCAGTCGGGTTGCTTGACTGTCATGCATTTACTCCAGATGCGAAAAACCCCGCACATGGCGGGGCCTTGCTGTCCTGTTCAAAAATCAGATTGATGTGATCGAGAAATCATCGGCGGAGACCTTTTCAAGTACCGCCACATCAAAAACCTTCTGCATCGGTTTTGTACCATCAAACCAGCTGCATTTAGCGCCATTCTCTGTACCGGCGCTCATCAAGTAATCACCAGTGTTTTCGACCGACATCTGTGGGCCACCACTTTTCAGCCTAACAACATCACCCTTAACGATACCCGACATATCACAACTCCTTGACTGATTGAATATCCATCATGGGGTGTGCATGATGTCATTTCAATAGCGCAATTACTCCCCCGCCAGACATCATCACTTCACCATCCTGGCTGTCTAGCTGTGAGCCTGCCCATGCAGTAGCGCGACGATGAAGCCCTGAGGCAGTCCGGCAACCTTGGCGGCGTCGATCGCTTTGGCGATGGCGCTATCCAGGTCGACGATGGCTTTGTTGATGTCAGGGCTCAGCGGCAATGCGTGACGGGGGCGCGTGACGTTGGTCATCAGCTGAATGGATCAGCAGGCTTGGCGATCGAGCGCACGAACCACATGAAGCTCTGCTGCAGGTTTGTTTTCGCCAGTGCCAACAGTCGCGGATCAACGCCTTCGATCTTGCCGATCTGCTTGAACAGTTCACCCGCATCAGCCTCCAGAGCCTTGATGGAGTTCATGCCATCAATTTCGGATTGGCTCAGGTCGCGGTACCCGGTGATCTTCTTGTGCTGGTTATCCATGGTCATACCCTCGTCGCGTGTCGCGACACAATTTGATGATTCGCGAAACGTGTCGCGACTTAGGCGGATGCTTCAAAGATGTGGACGCGCCGGGCCCAGGCATACACCACGATCCCTGCATGGATCATCACGGTGTAAGGGCTCACGAACTGACCCAGTATCGCTGCAGCGAAGTCGCCGAACGTGCCAATGCCGACCAGGTAGAACGAGATGCTTAGCAGCGGCTGTTCGATCGGACGCACTCGACGCAGGTAGTCGACAACGGCCACAACGACCAAGACGCACAGGAATGCGTCAATGCCTCCCAAGACAGGATTCATGATCAGACACCTCCGACAACTCCGAACCGTCCCGCCAGCGCCTTGAGGCCGGGAATGATGTTCATCGCCAGCAGACCAATAAGAAAGGCAACGCCGTTTTGGGTGTCGCCGTCTGGCGGTAGGCCGAAGTAGTGAACGGCAAGAGGCGTGGTAAAGATCGCCGACAGGAAGCCGGTGGCCACCGCCCAGAATGCCTGCTTACGTGTCAGCCCCTGTAATAGGGTCAGCGACAAACAGGCGCCCGCGAAACCAGCCACAGCTACGCCGTACTTCGCAACAAGCGCAGCCGCAGCTGTAGATGCTGGTTCAGCCATTTGGGTACTCCAAAATTAAATAAACTTGACGCGACGACCAAGTCTGAATTGAGAGATAAGCTAGACGCTCAATATGCCCTCACTCCGATTTGTATATGAGAAAAAATGCCCGCTTTGGGCGGGCATAAATTAAATATTTATTACAGCAAATTATTAAACTTAAGTTTGTTTGATCATTTCAGCCAACGGCGATCAAACCGCAGCAGTGTATCTACGGCATCAATTGCATTATTGAGGATTTCTAGATCTGGCGCTGTATGTACCATAGCGTGAGCACCATGCATACCTGTGGGCTCTTTCGGCGAAAGGTCTGGCGTCTCACCGTGAGCGCGTTGCCATGCTGCATAACGCTCATCAATCCAGCCATGCAGTTGATAAAAAATAATATTCCGGTGAGCAGTGGATGGGCTTCCCATACTGAACTCACTTGCTAATCCTTGGACTTTTTCTATTGCACTTACCGCCCCGTGAGACGCATCATGCAGTCCAGCGCCAGACTCAGCATTGTTGTCCGGACTTGGCTCAATATACCCGCCAACATCCGAAAGCGTACCGGATACACTCAGGTCTGAAACCCCATTGAGACCATCGGCAACCGAAAGATGATAAGTATTTTCTATAAATACCCGAACATCATCTCGAATTGTCGGCCATGGCTCATAAACTACGTTGGCTTCAGGGAGTTGCTCAAGAAGCCATTTATATTCCCGCATCATCTCACGATGAAATGTTAAAAACTCTGCCCCTGCTCCTGGTTCATCTCGAAATTTCAACGCAGGAAACATTTTTCTAGCTTTCTTCCATGCGGTTTTATGTTCAGGTTTTTTTATTTCAGCCTCTCGAACTCGGGCGAGATGCCAAAAAGGATGATGGGAATCAAACTGTTGTTTAACGGCGGAAAGTAGTGGCTCTGGAAGTTCCATGGCTTGCTCCTATCGTTTCGGTTATGCGTGAGCTGGAGTCAAAGGCCGCTAGCTACCTCAACCAAGCAAACTGAATCGACCACAAGCAAGTGACATTCGACTCGATGCCCTTTTGCCAGTCCAAGCAGAAAGACATGACGACCAAATTGAGCAGAAGGCCCAGACACGCAACCTAACGATAGGTGCAAAAAATTATTTCCAACGTAATAAAAAACCCGGCTCGACGGCCGGGTTTTTATGATCTCGTTGCGGCAGTGGTAAGTTGCGCACTATGGGAAAAGTACGCATAAATTCCCGTCACGTCAATATGTTTATGCCGCCTCTTCTTCTTTTTCCGCGTGAATAACCTGCCAAACTGGTTGCTGAGCCTGGATATCCACTTCCTTGATCACTTCTTTCAGGGATTCCCACAGGTCCAGCCAATCGCGCGTCCAGTTCTTCGGATCGATAGTCACGCCGAAGAAGGTCTTCATCTCGGCGGCGACCCGGGCCGGCCCCCACTCTGCCGCCCCGACCACCTCGCCCTTGTAGGATTGCAGCGCCAGGGTCACCAGGTACTGCGCCTTCACGCGCTTGGCCGAAGTGAGGTCTGGCAACTTGGCCTGGGCGGTGATCAGTAGCACGGCGTTCATGACGTGGCGCATGGTCATTGCTGGGTGGTACAGGTAGTGCCCGAACTGCTGCACCTGAAACGGAAGAGTGTCGATGGCGCGCAATACCTTGCCGATGGTGGCCAGGTGCGCGGCGCGGGCGGTGGATCGACCAATCGGCGTGCGGCGAGTCTCGCTGATGCTGATTTTCTGCCGAACAATCTGAATGCGTTCTTCCTTGTCATCGCCCAGGGCGGCAAACACGGCCTCGTGGCGGCGCATCCGGTTGCCGGTCTTCACCGGCGCCGATTCAGCCTTGTCGATTGCCACGGCACTGATCGACGCGTTCGATTCGTGCTGCGACTCAGTCCATACCTGTCTTGCGTTGATCAGCTTCATGCTGCTTCCCTCTTCAATTCTCTGGTCTTTGCCTGATATTCGGCCTTGATGGTTTTCAGTTCTTCGATGGTGTAGCGCTGGGGCTCATGAGGCCCTTCAAGCCACTCGACACGTTCAAGGCCGATGCGCTTCACCAGCTCGATACGGTAATTCACGATGTCGCCGGATTTATGGTTGTTGCACGGCGCGCACTGCTTCCAGACATTGAGCGGATCGAAGCGCAGCTCAGGGTTCGCTCCCACAGTACGGTAGTGCCCGGCGTGGTATTGACCTTCGTGGTGACGACCGCAGCTCACGCACGGCAGCGCGGCGTCACGCAGGCGAATCCATTCGTTGAATACAACCTGCGTTTCCCGCATGTGATCGGCCCGGCTCTTAAGTTTCTCTTTGCGGGCCTTGATCTCTTTGCGCTCGACCTGGGCCAGCGACTTGCGGGCCATCTCCCGGTTGACGTCCTTGATCGCAAGGCCGCAGGCCCAGCTGCACACCTTTTGCGCGGTGGAGAATGACGGCTTGAAGCTCACCCCGCAGGCCGGGTTCTTGCACTTCTTCGCCTTTACTTCCTTGAGGGCGATTCTCATGCGTAACTCCCCAACTGATCGGCAGCAGAAAGCGCGTCAGCTTCATTCTCAAAGTGTGCCGACAGCACCAACCGCCAGCAGGCGCTGAAGACGTCGCGGTAAAGTGGCTCGAAAGCGGTGTCATCCATGTTTGCCCAACTGATCGACTTGGCCTCTTTGCGGATTCCCTCAGGCGTGTGCACCAGGTGGAAATGGCCGGCCTCGATCGTCACCCACTCACGAAAGGCTTCGCGGCTCTTGTCCACTGCGGGGAAACGCTCAGCGCGTGCTGACTCAAGGCCGGTGATGTAAGCCGCGACCGCATGCGAGAGCTGCCCCGGTTTTCCGCTTTGCGCCTCGAAGAACTTGGCCAGCCCTCGGATGCCGCGCATTTCCTGGCGCGGAATCAGGCCGCCGACTGGCTCCCAGTACTCCCAAGCAAGATCGAGCATCGAGAAGAACTTGCCGTGGAACTTGCCGTTGCGCATGCGGGTAAATTTTCCGTGAATGATCTGGCCTGCCTTCCACTTCTGGACGGTTTCACGGTCGGCCTCGGTAGCTGGAACAAGGCCCTGGGCGGTACGAATCAATGCAAGCTCAGCCATGACACTCCCCCTACAGGCTTTTCAGCAGCGACTGGAGTTGCTTCAGCTTGTCGACGGCTTCGGCATTGCCTTCACGCTCTGCCTCAACGGAAAGCGCCACCTCTTCGATGCGGCCGGCCAGCGCCTTCATGCGCTTGCCGATATCGTCAGCCAGGCTGACCACTTCACCTGACAGCGCGGCCAGTGCATCCAAAGCGCCGGCCTCAGGTTTCTTGATCGAAATGGTCTGCTTGACTACCTGGGTCACGGCTTGCTCCTTCTTGGGTTTGGGGGTAACTGCGTCACGTTGAAATTTTCCGCCTATCGGCTCCCGGATCAGGCCGGCATCCTTGAGTTCGCCCAACGCGCGGCGTATGGCATAGGGTGATGCACCGGTTGCCTTGGCTGTCGATACAGCGCCGTGGATTTCGTGATTGCTCCAGCTCGTTTGGATCGGGACGTAGCCAAAGACCTTTTGGGCGATTGAGGACTGGCCGGCAAGGATCTGCTGCTGTCTGGATTCGTTCATCACGCCCCCTCCCCATTGCCGCGCTGCGACTCCCAGTTGAACAAGATCAGCTTGCCGCCGTTCTCGCGCAGGCGGTCCACCACGCGGTCGCCCATGTACGTCGGCAGATCGTCCCGGCCACGGTTGGAGATCACGATCGTCGGCTTCATGGCTTCGTAACGGGAGTTGATCAGCTCGAACATCACAGTCCGCTCGAACTCCGTGGCGTTCTGCACACCAACTTCGTCAAGGATCAGCAGGTCCGGTGCCGCGAAGAGCTGGTAGGCCTGCACCTCGTTGTGCGCGGTGTCGCGGTCGAACGATGCCTTAACGTGACGGATCACGGCGCCGGCGGTGACGTAGAGCGCGGTCAGGCCGAATTCACGCATGACGTGGTTGCCGATAGCGGCGGCCAGGTGAGTCTTGCCGGTGCCGACGTTGCCCAGCAGCATCAGGCTGCGGCCGCGCTGGGCGTGCGCCGGGAAGCTCTCGGCGTACTCGGTGCAGATGGCCAGAGCGCTCTTCTGCCCATGACTGCCGGCGCGGAAATTGGTGAAGCTACGCTCAGCGAAGCGTGGCGGGATGCAGGACCGGCCAACCCGAGATTCGATAGCGCGCCGAGCGTTCTCGCGAGTCAACGCTTCCTGCTCGATGCGATCAGACTCAGCACGTTTCTCATCGGCGCAGCGCTGGCAACCAGACCACACCGCCGAGCGAGCCTTGCCCAGGCCGGTCAGGAAGTCGGTGAATTCGCCGTGGGTTGGGCACTGACGCTTCTGCGACTCCAGGATTTGGCCGAACGCGCCGATCACGCTCACGATGTTAGATGCGATACGAGCCATCGGCATTCACCTCGAGGTTGGCAGCATGGTCAATCTGGTCCAGCTCGGTGTGGCGGGACTTACCGGGGAACTGGTGCACGTTACTGGCGACCTTGACCTCGTCCTCCCAGCGCTTGCCGTTCAGCCAGGTGGTTGGCAGTGGGATGTATTTGCCACTTTCCTTGAGCCAGTCAGCGGAAACGACCTGCACAGACAGGCCTTTGACGATCAGAGCGAACAAGACTTCAGTGACCTTCAGCTTCGTCCACGCCTTCTGCGCCTTGGCCTTGTCCTGCTTGCGCGGGTAGAGCGCCCAGAACTTCGGGAACAAGTCATCCACCGTCGCTTGCGACGTAGGCTTTTGATCTATTGGTTCTTGGTTAATGGTTAGTGGTTCTTGGTTAGGTGCCGGTTCGTTCACGCTTGGTGCACGCTTCGTGCGTTTTGCTGCTTCGCGATTTGCAGCTATCTCCTTATTTTTCAGCGATATGGCGTGATAAGCGTCGATTTCATCCTGAATACGGAGCTGCACATAACGACCATCAATGAGATCGAAAAACTTGCGCAAAACAAGCTCAACTGCGTCGATTTCTTCCTTGTTTCTGGCCCAGCACCAGTCGATTGCTTCTTCCATCGTGGGAAAGCGTTCACGGTCGTAGCACGCATCGAGCAAGAGCGTGTACGCACCGTGCTCAAGCATGGTCAAACGACCTGCCTTCTTGTGGTAGTCGCCAATGTTTCGCTTGAAGTAATGCATCATGCGACCCCCAGGGTGCATTCGGTGGCGTCGTAACGCTCGACAGCGCGAACGGCCAGCTTGAGCTTGCGCTTGGCTGTGTTAGCGGCTTGGCGGGCGTTGCAGCGAGCGATATAGAGGTGGCGAGTCGCTTCGATGACCGGAAGAAACTCTTCGATTTCAGGATTGATTGGGCGACGATCTTCGAATGGGCGGCCATGTTCTTCGAAGAAATCGACATAGCCTTGATCCAGGCAACGCTGGGCTTCGGCCAGATCGTCGATGGCGCGCTGATGGGCCATTGCACGGTCAGCAACGCGCAGGACGAGCTGAAGGCGTTCGGTGGTAATCACAGCGCACCTCCGAGCAGATCGGCATCACGGCGCACCCACAGAGCCTGCAGCTTCGTCAGGCCTTTACCGGTTACCCGTGGAGTGGAAACAGTCGTCTTTCCGTTCTCGGGATGCTCGAAGGTGCTGAGCTTCGCGGTGAGGTAGCCGGATTCGATCAGGCCTTGCATCGGTTCGTTTTTGCGGAGGGTGACCCAGCGGCGCTGACGGAGGAATGCCATCAAGCGGTTCTGGCCGGTGCCGATCAGCTTCGCGGCCTCGGCCACCGAGTAGGTTTCGTGGGTGACGGTTACTGCGTCGAAGAAAGCGGTCTTCGGCGCATCGGCGGCGACCTTCTGCTCGAGCATCAGGTTTTCGTGGGAAAGCTCGGTGTTGTCCGTTTCCAGGGCGACGACCTTCTTCACGTTGTCCGTGAGCAAGGCCAGCAAGGTGCGCGGATCGTTCAGGGCGGCGGCGAAGTCGAAGGTCGGATTGGCCGAAAGCTCTTCCAGTTCCTGCCAGCGATCTACCAGTGCGGCAGTGAATTCAGGGCTCAACTGGGCGACGACGATAAAGCTGTCTCGCTTGCAGATTTGGTAGACGGCAACCATCTGGCCGATGTGGTTTTTAACTTCCCCCAATGGGGGAAGTTGAATGGTTCCTCGCTCCGCAAGGCGTTCGATCGACTGCTTCACCTTGTCGTGCCGGGAACCGACTAGATCCGCGACCTCTTGCGAGGACATCGTGGTCCGCGACACGTTTTCGGAATTAACAAAACGTGTCGCGACATGGTTCGGAGTATTGCTTGAATTGGGCTGGCTCTGCATAATCGGCCTCACAAAGTGTTATCGAATCAGCCGACCTCGTACGTCGGCTTTTTTGTGTCTGAAATTCAGGCGACCTTTACCGACGCATCCATCACGTCCAGGCTCTGGCGAACATGGTTGATTTCTTGGCGGATCAGGGACTTCTCGAAAGTGCTGACGTGGTTATCGTCGAGCGCTTGGTGAACAGCGATGGTCAGGTCAGCCACTTCCTTGCCGACGTTGATCAGTGACCTGGTCAGAGCCTGCGGCTCCGGTGCGGCCTTCGATACCAGGTCGAAACCGAATTCATTCGCCAGCGCCACTAATGGGCGCATGTCGCCGGTGTGCAGCAAGATCCCGAACAGATGCTCCACGGTCAGGTGATGAGCATCGTTGTCCGGGTTGGCGCGCTGAAGCAGACCAACGTGCGGAACGCCCATTTTTGCCGCCAGTGCCTTTGCCTCGTTATCCAAAACAGCGCTCTGGCATGCCCGCAGAAAATCTTCCATTCGTAAATCCTCGGCTCTGTTTCCGTGGTGGCGATACGCCAACAAGGCAATAATTCGTTCATCAACTGATCAAGGACGAATCCATGACCTTCTTTTCTTCCGGTCCCGAAACAGGGACCAGCACCAAACTTGAAACCCGTTACCGGCCTACCCTTCTCTCTCTGAGGTCCCTAATAAGGGCTGTGAATCACCGCTTTGGCGGGAAGGCAACCACGTTGCTTTCGGGTGGTGCGCTGTCGCAGATCGCTTTTTTGAGCCCTGGCATCGCCAGTCGCAAAAGCTCGGAAGCCAATGCGTCCGGGGTGATTCCGATCTCCGACGCCCATCGCGCCAGTTCTTCTGTTGCGCCCTTCCTGAGTTCAACTACTGCACTGGGCATGAATCCCCCTTTTCGGCCTTCTCAAGCGCGTCTTTTTTCCAGTTCAAACGGCAACTCTCCGAGCGTCCGCCTGACCTCAAGCGCGGCCTCGATGATTTCTCGGCTAAGCACGCTGTGTTGCAGCTTCATGTCGCGGGCTACGTCCTTCAGTTCCTGAAAGACTTCGTCATCGAGGCGCACCTTCACCTGGTGCTCGTGCCGGTGCGCTTTATCGTCGTAGGCCATAGGTTCACTTCCGCTTTCGGTGTGACTGGACTGGGTTAGGCGGCGGACTGCTTGTTGTGATGCGCAGGAAATGGCTTCAACTCCTGAGCCTCAAACGAGCCATCAGCACGCTCGGTTACATAAACCTCGCGATCCGCCCTCAAGGCCTTGCTGATACCGCCTTGGCTCATGCGAAGCGCTGCTGCGGCTTTGATCTGCCCAACCTTCGCGACAAATTCTTTAAGTGGTGTGCGTTGCATACGAATTCTCCTGCGCGATGCATGCGCAAGTATTACCTGCGGTCTTTATTAAGTCAATATCGGCGGTCTTGGCGTGTTAATACCTGAAGTAATACAGTCAGCGAATGAATAAACCGACCAAAAAACGCTCGCTCAGTGACATCGAAAAGGCTGAGTGCGAAGCGTTAAATGCCATTTACAAGGCAAAAAAGAAGGCCCTGGGGATCAGTCAGGAAAAAATCGCGATCGAGGGCTTGAAGGCGAATAGCCAGAGCGCTGCCAGCCATTATTTGACTGGGCGAAATGCTCTTAATATTGAGGCGGCGGCAGTTTTTGCCCGTTACCTTCAGGTTCCGGTTTCAGACTTCAGCGAGCGCCTGGCTAAGGAAATCAGGGGGATTTCTGATTCGTCCGAATCCAATGTGGGCGAAGCCCGCCAGCCTGTTGAGTCCTACCGTTATCCAGTAATCAGCTGGGTAGCCGCCGGCGCCTGGGCCGAAGCCGTGGAACCCTACCCGGCCGGCTTCTCTGATCGCTACGAGTTTTCCGAGTACGACTCGAAGGGGGCCGCGTTTTGGCTGGAGGTCAAAGGGGACTCGATGACCTCGCCTGTCGGCCAAAGCGTTACGGAAGGCACGCTGATTCTGGTGGACACGGAGGCTGAAGCAGCGCCCGGGAAGCTGGTGATCGCCAAGCTGCCGGATAGCAATGAGGCGACGTTCAAGAAGCTGGTCAATGATGGCGGGAAGCTTTTCCTGAAACCGCTGAATCCAGCCTGGCGAATCGAACCGTTCAATGAGGACTGTCGGATCGTTGGTGTTGTGGTTCGCGCGCTGCAGAAGTTTTAGGGCTATGGCCCAGCAGCAGATCGCGATTCTGGGCCACGTGTTCTAGTGGGGCATGTTCGCGCGGTGAGCCAGCCAAAAATGGCAAAGCATCTGTGGTTTGATCCAATTTTTTCGGCCTTCGACCGTATAGCACAGGGAAGTCAGGTAGATGCCTGAAATCATCAACGCCATTGAAATAGTGCGACAAAGCCATCAGGGATATTCAATAAAGCCCTTCATTGTCCGCGCTGATGATGGGCATTCGTATTTTGTCAAAGGACTATCAAAATCGGGTGGTCCAGCCCTCATTTCAGAGGTTCTTGGGGCGGAGCTTGGTAGGAGCCTTGAACTCCCAATTCCGCCATGGCGCCTCATGCACGTACCTTCTGAGCTCATAGGCTTCAGCGCCATACCCAATGTTGATGACCTTGGTGGAGGGCTAGCGTTTGCATCCAGAGCAGTAGAAAACGCCTCCGACTTTACACTGAGCAACATAAACACCACTTCGGCTGAACTGAGGAGAAGGGTTCTGCTCTTCGATTGGTGGGTTCGGAACGAAGATCGCTGCCTAGGGCCCATGGGCGGAAACGTGAATCTAATCTTGGATGCTCAGGGCTCCTTGAACGTCATCGATCACAACCTGGCGTTTGACAGAACCTTCAATTGCGATGACTTTATAGAAAACCATGTATTTCGAGATAGTCGTGCGGATTTCAGGGATTACGTCACCCGTCAGGAATACTCGCAATTGCTTAACGAAGCGGTCTTAAACTGGGGTACGATCACTGCCCTTCTGCCGGATGAATGGATTTACCGAGACAGCGACCACATTGACGAGACCGAGCCTACATTGGCTGACCGTCTAGAAATTCTAGAAGTGTTCAAGGAAGAGCGGTTCTGGGGACCCCTATGAAATACATCTGTAACTACTCAATTCTCAGGTTCTTGCCTTACCCTGAAACAGGTGAATTCGTAAATATTGGTATCGTGCTGATCGCCAATAATGGCGACTTTCGCTTCAAAATCGAGCAGAAACGGCAGCGGGTTACGAATTTCTTTCCGAGCCTCGAATCTAAGATTTTTCAGCGGGCTCGCCGCGAGATGAACGCAGAGCTTGCAAGGCTCAGTGGCTTTTTCACGCAAAACCGTGGCGACCTCGGAGCTCTATTGAGCACCTTCAAGCATCTCATCCATCCGCGAGAAACGATGATGCGATTCAGCGATCCTGGAACGATGGCGACTGATAACGCCGACGTTGCGCTGAACACTTTGTTTGACCATTACGTCAATCACAGCTTCGCTACTAAGGAGTATCAGGAAACAGTTCTTGAAAAGCAGCTTGGCAAGCTTTTGACAGACTCCCATCTGCGACAGCGATACAGTGAGCGGAAATTAGGCACCACCGAGTACCCGGTAAAGTTTCCGTTTGTACTGTGTCAGGGACAGATGCCCGTCCAGGCCATCAAGCCAATCCATCTTGGCCATGACGAGCCGTCAAAAATCTTGGAGCATGGAGACGCATGGATTTCCAAAGTTAGACGACTGAGTGGGAAACATCAGCTCGCAGAGGACACGCTTTTCATTGCGGGACCACCGGAATCTGGAAAACCAAAATTGTTGAAGGCTTACAGAGAAATATCCGAGGAGCTTAAGGCGTTTGAGGGAGTCCGTGTAATCAGCTATGCCGAAGATCGGGACGAGCTTTTGAAGCAGATAAAGCAAGGCATCCCCACAACGCTGCAGTAAAAAGAGCCCGGCCCAGCGCCGGGCTTTTTCATTCTGCCCTTCGTCGCGCCACTATTGAGCTGTCACATTGCGTGACTGCACACTGGCCAAGCTGACGGATCGGCACCCCAGGTGTTACAGAGAGCCCGCCGCCCGCGGGCTTTTTGTCGTCTGTGCGCCCAATACCCCGAAGGAGGAGTGAACCATGGCCCACCCAAAACTGTTTCCAGCTGTGCTGGCCAGCCTTCAATTGAATCAAATGATGATCGGCGAGGCCTTCGAGGAAATCGCAGCCTGGCTAGAAAAGGAAGGCGCGACAGAGACAGCGCAGAAGCTCAGGGTCCGTGTTGGTGATCTAAGATTCAATGCGGAAACCATGGATAAAGCGATTATTGAGCTGCTCAAGACGGATGAGAGCGTGCATTGAAAGTCACATGAGCCCTACCTATGCCGGGCTTTCTCCTTTCCCTCCTCCGCTGCTACGCTGCTACGCTTTCAGCTCCCTCGAACGGAGTAGAAGCCATGCCTACCCCCGAATATTCTCTTCCTGATGTCCTTGAGCGCATGCATGAAAATCAACACGCCCTGGAGGCGGCCATTATGGAGCTGACGTTGCTGGTTGAGAGCCAGGGAGCGATCGAGATCGGCGGTAATGTCCGCGGAGCACTGGACACGATCCGTGAGAACGCCGGGCATATCAACCAAGGCTTGGCCAGGCTGAAAACTCAAAGACAGGACTGATCGAGGCGACTTCCTTCTGATATACGCAACAGAGTACGAGCCCGCCAAGCGCGGGCTTTTTTGTGTCCGGAAAAATGCGCCCCCTCCTCCCCCGTACCAGATAGAACATGTCTCTTGCCAAAATATGGCAGGAACAATACTGTATGTATATCCAGTATAAGCAAGGAGCATCCCATGCCGAAAATCGCGTCACCCGTATTACAAGCCAGAGACTCATATGAATTGGTTGGCCGTCGCATCCAGCGCCTGATAGCCGCGCCTGGCGTTCAGAAGGTCCAGGCTATCACCGTCACCAGACTCGAAGCAGAACCCGCTGAAGCATGGCAGCAAGTCCTTCAGGAGATTGAAGAGACCAGTGGTGTAAGCATGGAGCGCCTTGAGAGCGGCGCGGTAAGAATCGGGTGGCGAGAGTACTGCGAAGCCTGAAATGAGCCCGCCACTGAGCGGGCTTTTTATTACCTGCGAATTATTTTATTACCTGCGGTCTTGACGAATAATATTATCGCTAGTAATGTTTACTCCATCGCAACCCAGTCCCCACATCGGGACCGGCAGCGAAGGGTCGAGACGCCCGCCGCTCTTTAACAGCTCAGGATCCTCGCCATCGACTACCCCGGGTTTCAGCCGGTAAGTGCGAGCAACAAATAGTTGATGCCATGCCAGCTCTGGAACTGGCCGTGCTCACCAGATGTGAGTACGCGAAACCACGCAAGCCAGCCGTACCAGCACCGAACACGAAATGTGCGACGACGGCCAGAGATATGAATCCGGCGATGCGCGTGGTGGAGAAACGGAATTTTTCACTGATGCACCTGGTGACGGGTGCATTGGGAAAACAACCGAGGGGAAGACGATGACAAGAGAACAATACGAGCAGGGGCTTATTGATTGCTGCATCGGAAGGCTTTACTGCGAACTCGCCAAAGACCTGAGCGATGCCGAACTGACCCGCTGCTTGGCTCCTTGTGTTGCCGGCCACAACTTGGTCCCCCTGATGCAGCGCTACCGCGATCAGGGTGGAGATATCCCACCCAAGACGCTGGATCGCCACGATGCGGAACTACTGCAACTGATGGGCAGAAATCTGCCGTACTGGGCGACCCTACCTATGCCGACTCAGCGAGAACTGTTTGCAGCATGACAATTTCACTGGCTGGCCTTGGCGACAGGGCCAGACGGGAAATCAACCGATCAAGCACGGAGCACCAAATGAGCGAACAAACACTTCAAGCGCTGCTGGCCGAGCGCGTCACCGCCTACGCCGCATCCGACCGGCCGCGCGAGCTGATCGACGAAGGCATTGAAAAGATGTTCAAGTCCGTCGTAGAGGATGCATTCCGCTCCTACGGCGACTTCTCAGGCCAGATCAAGGAAGCGGTAAAGGCGGCCCTACCGGCGAACGTTTCCGACATGTTCGAGCTGCAGCGTTACAACGCCCTCATCGCCAACGCACTGCGTCAGCGCTGGGAAGAGGCAGCCATGAGCTCGGTAATACTGGAGCACGCCGACAAGTCCATAACCGAGGTGCTTTCGGCCGATGGCTTGCTGACTGGCGAGGTTTCGCTGAAAGCACTGCTCGAAGAGTTCATTGATGCGCACAAGGATCAGGCAGCCGAAGAGCGCTGGAGCAGTCCTGAAATCCTCATGGAAGAAAGCAGCTCTTATTCTTCCGAATTCCTGTACATCGCGTTCGATCCTGAGCCTGAAAATAGCAGCGATAGACGTATCTACGGCCATAACAAGCGCGGTATCCACGGCTTGAAGCATTCACTCCACGTTCACATCAAAGGCACTCGCGAGACTGGCGACCGGTTCCGCCCTAAAGAGCAGTTTGGCGAAGTGATGAGCGCCAAGCTCGACGACAACAAAGTGGCAATCAACATGCGAATCCACACGAAGTGGGAGCGCATGCTCGCGTCCCTGTACTTCGGCAACGCCATTCTGGTGATCGACTGCGATCCAGACGACTTCTCCTACGGATTCGATGACTGACCAACCAGCGCCACGACAGCCTGTCGTTAACTGCCCGATCCTCTCTATGAGAGCGCATCGGAGTGTGATCTGGCGTGTGACTGGTTTGCACACCTGGCTAAAAAGAACGTTGCGCTGGGTGCAACCGGCGCTTCTGACTGGAGGGTAGCCAGCCCCTCTCGCCAGATCACACCCCGATGCGGACGAAACTGCGGCCTATAACCGCCCACCTGCATCACCGCAAAAAAAAAGCAGATGAATGCGCAGGCTGATGCGCAGCTTTTCGGGAAGCGAACTGACGGTGTAGAGCCTGGCTGTAAGACAAGGCTTGTAAATAACCGGTAAGCCAGGACCGTCAGATAAATTTGGTGGACAACCATATCCCTCTTCGGAGGTGGAGCCTAAGCCAAACATAGTTCAGGCCGGGATCAGCTCCGGTCATCTGCACCCTCTTCCCCTCCGGCAACACCCGCATGCACTCCCCTCCGCGCCCAACGGCAACCAGCGGAATGGATGAGTGCATCCGAGTTTTGTTGAATCAACCACAGAGGTATTTGCGATGCGCCCAGTTATGACTCGAATCGGCAATTCCCGCTCCGGCTTCAAGAGCGCTGGTAAAGCGCTGTTCCATCACTGGGGTGTAGACACGATTGAAGCTGATACCGGCTTTGGAAACTACACCGTGGCGGTCGTCGAGTATCCGGACGGCCGTGTCGACATTTTCCCCCCTGCGAACATTTTGTTCCTCGATGTGCAGGATCAGGGTCAGGCGGTCATCGACACCTTCACCGGCGAAGCGAAAGTCGCTTAACCCGCCACTCTGGAGGCGACCATGGCTACCAGCTATGCAGACAGTGCGCAGGCCCGAGACTGGGACAAGCGCTACGACGCTTGGGGACGCGAGAAGAAATCGCAGCCTGAAGAATTCCACGACTACGAAGCCGCCGAGTTGATGCGTACCCAGGCGGTGGCTGATCGGGCAGTACGACTGGTGGAAGAGCGCAAAAGCCTGAAGCGCCGTGTTGCCGCCACCATGGCGCAGATGGAAATGGTCTGCCCGCCAAAAGGAGGCGCAGCGTGAGTACTCAACAACGCGACCATCAGACGGCAGTCACCTGGATCGAAGGCGAGATCAACAACATGATCCGCGATTTGGGCCAGCCAAACGCCAGCTCGGCGGCGACATCGGCAATCACTCTGGCCTACCTGCTGCGCGTCATCGACGACGGCGAGCAGCGTCACTACAGGACGCGCATCGACCAGATCTACGCCACCTATAACGAATCGATCCGGCAAGGAGCTGCAGCATGACGACCCCACCAGTTAAATCACTAGTCGACGAGCAGCTCGATGAGATCGAATCGAAGCCGGTCCTGCTGGGTTTCGGCCTGCCGTTCAACGAGGTGATTGGCAAGTCTCGCGAAGCTCTGGTCGCCAGCCTACCGCGCCGTCTGGCGGCAACCATGAAAGGCGGCCGGATCGCGGTGAGGGTTCGGCCATGACCTCCTGCCAACGCGCAAAGCGCTTTTGGTTCTGGCGCGGCTCAGCCATAGCCCTGCTCTTCTTCACCGCCTGGATGCTGGCAAGCGCCTACTCCGGACAGATCACCCAATAACACACACCTTCATCGCTGCGCACCGCGCCGCAAGGAACTGTCATGTCCGCAAATACTAAACAAGCACAAGAATCGCTCGAAATGAGCGAAACCGACGACGTACAGAAATCTGTGCTTCCTGCGGTTGCCGTCACCGACATCGCCGAATATCGGCCGCACGAGGAACAGATCGTTCGTCTGGAGACCACTTACGCGAAGCTGGTCGTTGACTGCTCGACCAGCGAAGGTTTGGCGAATGCGAAGGAAGTTCGCGTTGATATCCGCGACGTGCGCTACGCCCTGGCGAACACCACCAAGACGGCGCTCGTTCCATATCAACAGAAAGTCAAAGATGCCCAGGCTCGCGTCAACCAGGTTAAGGAGTTTGGCGAGGCCCTGAAGGATCGAGTCTTGGCAATCGAGGCGCCTGTTGACGAAGCAATCAAGGCCGAGGAAAAACGCGTAGCTGATGCCAAAGCCGAGCGCGAGCGTGTCGAGGCTGAACGTGTCGAAGCTATCCGGACGAAGATTACCCGCTTCAGTTCTGTCGCTGCTGCATATGCAAGCCGCAGCGCTGCTGATGTCGCAAGCGTCCTGCAAAGCGTCAAGGAGTCGGTGATTCTGCCCGAAGAATATGCCGAGTTCGAAGCTGAAGGCACCATCGCTCGCGACAACGCTATTGAGCAGCTTGAAACGCTACACAGGTCTGCCGTTGAACGAGAAGAGGCTGCCGCCAAGCTGCTGGCCCAGCAGAAAGAACTTGATGAGCTGCGCGAGAAGCAGCGCATCGCCGATGAGAACGCGGAGAAGGAACGCCAACGGATCGCAGCAGAAGATCGCCAGCGCATTGCAGATCAGCAAGCAGAATTGAACCGGCAGCGCGAGCAACTGCAACGCGATCAAGACGCTCAGCGCCTAAAGGACGAGCAGAACCAACGCGACCAGGAAGAACTGGCTCGCCTACGCGCACAAGCTGCCGCACCGGCACCACTAACTGCCGTGACTCCGGCTCTGGTTGCAGAGAAGGTTGAAATCGCCCCCATCAGCACACATGCGGTCGCCGCTGAATCGGACGATGTGACCACGACCGCGCCATCGGTTGACGACATTGTCGAGGTTGTAGCCCTGGGCTTCGACGTGGACCTCGACACTGCTCGCGCTTGGCTCCGCGCCATTCGCTTCTAACCACCCTTTCCATCTAAAGGTCGACCCACTTCTTGTCGGCCACGGAGAGTGCAATGACCGATTCAGACACCCAAGCACCAACTGGCCTCGCCACGTATCACGACCCATCGCACAACGCGGCAGCGCTCATTCTCGACCCAGGCACCATGAAGTCGATGAGCGACCTTGCGCTGATGATGTCGAAGGGCGTGACAACAGTCCCCAAGCATCTGAAGGGTAATCAAGCTGACTGCATGGCGGTAGTGCTACAAGCAATGCAGTGGCAGATGAACCCATTCGCTGTTGCGCAGAAGACGTTCATCGTCAACGGCGGCGCATTGAGCTATGAGGCGCAGCTCGTCAACGCAGTGATCACCGCCAAGGCACCCGTCAAGGGTCGCTTGAACTTCGAGTGGTTCGGCACCTGGGAAAACGTCATCGGGAAGATGCGCGAAGTCACCAGCAAGACCAAGAAGGACGAGGACACTGGCGAGTTCAAGAAGTACCGTGTTCCGGCCTGGAGCTTTGACGACGAGAAGGGTCTTGGGATCAGGGTCTGGGCAACCTTCAAAGGCGAAGACGAGCCACGCATTCTGGAACTTCTGCTCACCCAGGTCCGCACTCGAAACTCTACGCTTTGGGCGGAAGATCCCAAGCAGCAGATTGCTTACTTGGTGACTAAAAAATGGGCGCGACTCTTCTGCCCTGACGTCATCCTCGGCGTCTATACACCCGATGAATTCGAAGACTCGTACGGCGGCGAAATCGATATTACCCCTGCGAAGCAGGCTTCAAACACCGCCGCCGCTGCTGGTGTGTCGTTCGGCCCGAAATCCCCGTCGCCGGAAATCGACGGAGTATTCGCAGACCTTTTGGTCGTCGCGAAGCGGCAGGACATCGAAGCCTATGCGACAGCCTGGGCAGGTCTCAAGCCTAAGCAGCGCGCAGCGATCGGCCTGGAATGCCACGAAGCGCTAAAGAACATGGCGGCAACCGTTGATGGCGACTTTACCGATATGAGTGGCAACAACGACGGCCTGTCTCAAGTCGAGGAAGCGGCGTAGTGAGAACGGAACTTCAGGGCACTGAAAAGTGGCATGCAGACCGATCTGGCCGAGTGACAGCCAGTCGGTTTAAAGACGTGATGGCCTGGGGGAAGCCTGACAAAAATGGGAAACGCGAGCCTATGGGTGCACGGACCTCATACATGCGCGAACTGTGTTTCGAGCGACTGGCAAAGAAGTCCAAGCACAACGTCAGCAGCGCTTCCATGAAGTGGGGTCACACCGAAGAACAGAAGGCTCAGGACGCCTACGAGATGTTGACCGGCAACATCGTCATACCGTCAGAGTTCATCGTCCACCCGAAGTACGACTGGCTCGGTTGCTCGCCAGACGGCCTGATCAACGATGACGGGGGCACCGAGTCGAAGTGCCCATTCAATGAGGCGATTCACGTCAAGACCTGGCTCGAAGGCATGCCCGAGGAACACATGCCGCAGGTCCAGGGCTGCATGTTTGTCACAGGCCGGAAATGGTGGGACTTCCTATCGTTCGATTCTCGCCAAGACGAAGAGTGTCAGCTCTACATCGAGACGATTCAGCGCGACGAAGACTACATCGCCAACCTGCACATAGAGCTGGTCCAGTTCAACCTGGAACTTAATCGCATGGTTGATGAGGTCGCGGACAAAGCCAGGGCGCAAGCCCATCGTTTAGGAGCCTGATCATGATCAGCAATCACCTCAACTTGGTCGAGCAGCAGCGGCAGAATGCGGAATCAATTTCCAACCGGATCGCCGAATTCCTGGCCGCTGGTGGGCAAATCGCCCAATTGAAAAGCCCGCCACGCAACCCGCTGCCACCTCCCCGCTCACAGAAAATCGACCCTGGCACGATCCTCAAGAGAAAGCCCAAGGCGTTGACGGCCGCTGATCGAAAGGCTCTCCGGTTAATGGCGGACTCACTATGAGTAAAAGGAAACCGCATAACCTCAAGGCCCGCATCGACCGATCGTGCCGGGCGCTGCTGGCCACCAACCACGTCGCCGTGGTGAACATCGACCCCAGCGGTCACCAGGGCATGATCAATTACAAGTCGCTCAAGAACATCGCGCCGGGAAAGATTGGCCAGGCAGTGTGCGGTGTACCTCACCGCTGGACGATCTATCTCAGCGTCCTTTGTATCGATGCCCGCGGTGACCGCTACAGCAAGTCGATTGAGGTGGCGCCCGATGGCGTCTACCTCTCCGACCACTTGGAAGACGTGATCGAGCATTGCTACAAGCAGCTGCGCGACTCAGCAAACCAAAACCAATTGGTCGCCTCAGGCTGGATTGCCATTCCCGAATCGCTTTCGCTCGACGAGTCTCAAGCAGCGCGGATTTTTGAAGCGGTTGGCGCCTGGAATCAGCGGAAAGTCGCAGCATGAGACGAATCAATAAATTGGTCAGCGCTCGGCGCAGACCTGCATGGCTGGCATTGCCGGCCAGTGGCATAGATGAGGTTGACCATGGCGACGGATGGAAAAGCGCGATCCGCCAAAGCTGCAAAAAAGCGCCTGACAACGAAAGAGGTGGAGTTGCGGCACACGGTTCGATGCGGCATCAAGCAGATGCTGGGCGACCTCATGCGCTGGAACGAAATTAGCGAGATGGGCGAGGCTTTGCAGTTGCTGATACTGAATGCCGTCCCTGAAAGTGCTTTGCTATATCGAGACACCAATATTCCACTGCTGCCAACCGAGATGATTCGGCACCACGCACGGCAAGGGATTCAGGACAGGCTTGATGATCTGGCCGGCCAGATGTTTGGGGCCAGTCATAAGCATGTGATCGAACTGTTGATTCTGTGCGCTCACGACGCCGGGCCGGAAGGCTCCGACAACTATCTACGTATTCCGCGACACGAAATCACGATTAGTGAAAACGTGTCGCGGAAATTGGAGTTCGCTTACAAACGCGAAGAGTTGCGCATCAGCTTAGATGGGTAAACCTGTGACGAATTAACCCCGGGTGATTCAGGATTTGACGGCTATCGGTGCTTCAATCACGGCACGAAGAATAGAGGTTATTATTTTATAGCTGTAATAACGATCATTAGCGTCGAGAAGCGTTTCGCCATCCGCCCCCAAGATAATTCCATTTCGATCGACATGGAAACGATCAAGCTCTAACTGCCCACCACCCAACTGACTAATAAGTAGCACCACCTCTGCGTAACCCGATTTCTCTAAGGTTATATGGCTTAACTGAAGCGTAAATGCTTTGTCCAGAACCTTTCCTTCAATGCGTTTCTGATCTGCAACAAGACTCACCTCAACGAGGTTGGCGAAATACTGCTTCGACAGCTCCTGCCAGTGCTCCACCAGATCCAATAGCTTTTCCGATGCATAGTCCCAATCACGCTTTACGGTGGCGAGAAGGACCGGAAATTCTTCAGGGTTACGAGTGAAATCCATTACATCTTCTCCGTTCAATAATCCATTGATGGGCCAATCAAGCCCCCTCTTTGTAGCTCACACGACATTAAATTGCCACCACCCCGCTGCCGCATCCGTTCACGGAGGGCGGCGCCTACCCGAGGTATTCGCAATGCCCGTTCTCCACAGCGTAATCCACAAGATCGACAAAAAGCCTGACGGTAATCCGGCCATCCTGCACCGCAGCGCCGGCGAGTTGGTCGAGAGTCAGGCCCGCGACGAGCTGATTCAACAGTTCAACGAAAGCTATAACGCTAAGCCCGGTAAAGGCTGGGGGTTCTTCCATGCTGAATCAGGCGCCCACCCATTCAGCGGTTGGCTCGGTAATTACATGTCCGGCGCAGAAGACTTCATGGACTTCAGCAATCTCGCTGTCGAGCACCTGGTAAAACTGATGGAAGAGTCAAATCTATCAGTCGGTGGGAACGCGCTTTTCTGTCATTACCTGCAAGGCATGACCGATTACCTGGTCATCGCTCTGGTCCAGGAAACAGAAGCGGTAATCATGACTGAACACCTGGCACTACAGCCCATCCGGCGCCTGGACATCGACAGCATCTTCCTCGCGGCGCGGATCAATCTGTCCGAATGGAAAAACAATCCAGCTTCGAAGCAATACGTCTCTTTCCTCAAAGCCAAGAAGGGTCGCCGCGTCACCGAGTACTTCCGCGACTTCATCGGTTGCCAGGAAGGGGTCGATGGCCCGGGCGAAACCCGAACCTTGCTGAAAGCGTTCAGTGACTTCGTTGAAAGCGAGGACCTGGGCGAAGATGCCGCCCGCGAGAAGACCGAAACACTGGTCAGCTATGCGATGTCCCAGGCCAAGCTGGGCGAGCCGATCACGCTCGACGAACTGTCCGAAGTGCTCGACGACGACCAGCCACTGGCGTTTTCAGAGTTCGTTCAGGGCAAGGGCTACGGCCTTTCAGCTTCAATCCCGCCGGACAAGAAGACCCTGAATAAATTCCGGCGCTTCACCGGCCGTATTGACGGCCTGTCGATCAGCTTCGAGCAGCATCTGCTCGGCTCCAAGGTCAAGTTCGACGAAGCCGACGGCACGCTGACGCTTAGCCAGCTGCCAACCCAGCTCACTGACCAACTGAAGCGCGCAGCCGCCTGACACCCACCGTAAAGCCGCACTCTGGACGGAGGGCGGCGCCTGACTGGAAATCACTTATGACCCCCTCCCACCAGATACTGGTCGGCGACTGCATCGATATGATGCGGACTCTGCCCGACCAGTCAGTGCAGTGCTGCGTGACCAGCCCGCCCTACTTCGGGTTGCGGGATTACGGTGTCGACGGGCAGATTGGCCTGGAACAAACACCAGCCGAGTTCATCGAGCGCTTGGTCGAAGTCTTCCGGGAAGTGCGTCGAATACTCCGCGACGACGGCACGGCCTGGGTGAACATGGGTGACAGCTACGCAGCACGCTCAACTGGGAATTTGTCGTTTCGCCGTGATAGAGCTGCCGTCTCGCCTGATCGCGCACCGCTGTCAGAAGGGATCAAAGTCAAGGACATGATGGGCATGCCCTGGCGTCTCGCCTTCGCTCTGCAGGATGACGGTTGGTTTTTGCGGCAAGACATCATCTGGCACAAACCGAACCCGATGCCGGAGAGCGTACGGGACCGGTGCACAAAGTCACACGAGTACATATTTCTGCTGAGCAAATCCTCGAAATACTACTTCGACCAGGGCGCGATCCTCGAACCCTGCTCGCCGAACACCCACAACCGACTTTCACAAGACGTCCTCGCACAGATTGGCAGTGACCGGGCCAACGGCGGGGCCAAGAGCAACGGCAACATGAAGGCAGTGGCCAGAAAGTCAAACGGGGTAGGCTGGGGGCACGGCACTGACGGTGAGGAACGCGGCCGGGGCCGGATCAAAGACAACGAGTCGATGAATTCGGCCCTTGCGGTGATGCCGAGCGAGCGAAACAAGCGCACAGTTTGGATGGTTCCGACGCACAGCTTCAAGGGAGCTCACTTCGCGACGTTCCCACCAGACCTGATCAGACCATGCGTGTTGGCTGGTGCGCCGCGTGGAGGTGTCGTGCTGGACCCATTCGGCGGCGCCGGTACCACAGCAGTGGTCGCCATGCAGGAAGGTCGCAAGTCAGTCCTCTGCGAACTAAATCCGGACTACGCCGCGATGGCCGAGCGAAGGATCGCGGCGGCCTGGCTCAACGGCGCGGCGCAGATGGACGTGTTTCACGATTCTGCGCCTGCCGCCTGACCCGCCCTCACCTATTGCGCTGGGGCTTGTGAATTTGCGGCCAGAGATGTTTCGGCCAAAAGCTCCAAATCCTTGATAAGTGTATTGGCCATTTCAACTACACCCCGAGCTTGTGAAAAGGTTGGTTGATAGTCCCCATGATTTAGTTTGTTTCGGTATGCCGCATAGAACCCAGCTAACAAATTTCGATACGCGATTTTTTCGTCCTGCGGCAGTACGACCGGGTTAGAACCAAGACCTCTTGTGAAGATGTCGTTAACCAAATTCTCCCCATCTGTTCCATCAGGAATTACAAATATCCGTCGAAGACGAGAAGAAAGCACTGGAAACGTTGCTCTAATCACTGAAGCGTAGTCCCCAATCTCGAAAAGCCTTGATGTAGCTTGAGCAAGGCGAGAGTCTAAATGATCCGGGGTGGAGGCTTGCAGTAACAAGAAGTCGGCAAACGCTGGAAGATCGCGATAAACAATATCGATTGCGTCACTCTTGCTGAACACTTTCTCACCGCGACCCAAATTCCGCTCCATAAAGGTCATATGGCGGCCTAAGGCGCGGCAGTTGTCCCATCCGGGGTCTGTTGCTTCCACCAATGGCTGAATACGGCCGGCAAAAATCTGGAAGCGCCTTAACAGGCTCGGCTCATCCTCGTCATCCCAATTCTGAAGGATTTCCAGTGCCCCCTTGTATGCCTGGTGATACTCATTGAGCTGACTAATTCCGACCATAGAACCTCCCGAATCCGGCGCTATGCCGGGCCATCAACCAATAGCCCACAAACTCACATCACGCCAGCCGGCGAGGATCCCCTATGTCCGCACAACAGAAGAAACACCCCTTCGATTTCAAAACGCAATACGGACTTGGCTTCAGCACTCAGGACGATGAGATCGTTGTCGACTTCTTCTGCGGTGGTGGCGGCGCCGGTACCGGGCTGGAGATGGGCCTGGGCCGTGCGGTGAATGTCGCGAAGAACCACAGTCCGCAGGCGATCAGCATGCACACCGTCAATCACCCGGGTGCTGTGCATTACACCACCGACGTGTTCGACGGTGATCCAGATACGGAGTGCGGCGGTAAGGCCGTTGGCTGGTTCCACATGTCGCCGGACTGCACGCATCACAGCCAGGCCGCCGGTGGCCAGCCGCGCAAGCGCGAGATTCGCAACCTGTCGTGGATTGGCCTGAAGTGGGCCGGCAAGAAGAAGCCTCGCGTCATCAGCCTGGAGAATGTGAAACAGATCCTCCAGTGGGGGCCGCTGATCGCCAAGCGCTGCAAGGCCACTGGCCGCGTCGTGAAGTTGGGCGGCGGTGTCGCCGCACCTGGTGAGGTGGTTCCGGTCCACCAGCAGTTTCTGGTGCCCGACCCCAAGCGCCGTGGGCAGACCTGGGCCACGTTCGTTGCCGAGCTGAAGCACCTGGGCTACGACGTTGAGTGGCAAGTGCTGAAGGCTTGCGACTTCGGCGCGCCGACCAGCCGCGAACGCCTGTTCATGATTGCCCGCTGCGACGGCGAGCCGATTGTCTGGCCAGCACCGACCCACGCCAAGCACCCAGTCAAAGGCCAACAGAAGTGGCGCACCGCCGCCGAGTGCATCGACTGGACGATCCCGAGCAAAAGCATTTTCGACCGAGCGAAGCCGCTGGCTCCGGCAACCTTGCGCCGGATCGCCAAGGGCATGAAGAAATTCGTCATTGATGCCGCTGACCCATTTATCGTGCCAATCGCGAACTGGTCCGGTGAAAGCGTCCAGTCAGCGCACGACCCGCTGCGCACGGTGACTTCGTGGCCTCGCGGCGGATCGTTCGCCATGGCCAGTCCGATCATCGCACCAGCCACGCACCAGGGCAGCGATCGAATCAACGACCCGGCCGCCCCTCTGCCGACGGTGACCTGCGCGAATCGCGGTGAGCTGACACTGATCAGCCCTACCTTGATACAAACCGGATACGGCGAGCGTGCCGGCCAAGAGCCGCGAGTGCCTGGGCTGGACCAGCCGCTGGGCACAGTGGTCGCTGGCGGCGTGAAGCACGCACTCGCCGCCGCGCACCTGGTGAAGTTCCGATTTACTGATGAAGGCAAGGCACTCAACGAGCCTTTGCCGACCATCACAAGCGGCGGCAACTACCAGCGCCCGGCCGGGGCCGCTCATGCAATGGGTATCTCGACGGTGTTCATGGCCCAGATGAATGGCGGCTTCAATACCACCGATGCCAAGAGCATCGAAGACCCGATGACCACCGTAACCAACACCGGCAGCCAGCAGCAACTGGTTACGGCGAACCTGGTGCATCTGCGCGGCAACTGCGATGCGCGGGACGCGGCTGATCCACTGCACACTATCAGTGCCGGCGGCACTCACCACGGGTTGGTCACCGCATTCATGGAGCGCCAGTTCGGTGCCAGCGTGGGCCAGGCCGTCGATGAGCCAGCGCCGACCATCACGGCGGGCGGCGGCGGCAAAAGCTCGCTGGTTGAGTTTCAGCTTTCGCCAGAGGTTGAAGCCGGGGCACTCCGCGTAGCGGCATTCCTTATCAGCTACTACGGCACCGAGAACGTGAGCGGTGCCAACGCGCCAGCACCAACGATCACCACCAAGGATCGGCTCGGATTGGTGACCGTCACCATCAAGGGAACGCCATACGTCATCGTCGACATCTGCCTGCGGATGCTGCAACCGGCCGAGTTGTACAAGGCACAGGGCTTCCCCGCCGACTACATCATCAGCCATGGCGCCGACGGCAAGCCGTTCACCAAGACCCAGCAGGTGCACATGTGCGGGAACAGCGTCAGCCCTCCACCGATGGCAGCGCTGGCGCGAGCCAACGATCCGTGGCAGGTTGCCGAAAGGCAGTCGAAGGCGGCTTAATCGTCCTTTGAGCTGACGTGATCACAATAACCACAATAGCCTCCGTTGTGATAAGCCGCGTACTGCTCTGACCACGGTATTGAACTTGAGCATCGTTCGCAGCTTTCGGATGAAAACTCATCAAGGACATGTGTTTCGAACACTTCAAGCTGCCGAGGGCTTAGGGAGTCAATGCCCTCAGCAATCACTTTCTTCGCTATACCCTCAGCAGCACCTTCCAAATGACCATTGCTTACGACTTCCGATACAAACTCAGTGAAGCCGTCATCATCTTTATCGTGCATATCCAAACCCTCAGCTATTGATTGATTAAAAATAGCTGATCTTTATAGCCCTTCCCAATTTCTTGATTCGTCACCCGGCGAGGTATCCCCATGCCCACAGAAAACCAAATCACCCAGCCGAAATCCGAAGTGAAGCGTTTCCGATTCCAGGGCGCTGCGGGCGATTACGTCTACTCCGGCGACTTCGACCGCATGACAGCCGAGCGTGACGCCCTGCAGGAGCGCCTGAACGTGGCTGATCAGCGAAACGATGACAGCGATGGTTCCTGCGAGTGGAGCCAGGAGAACGATAGCGGCATCTGGAACAGCGGCTGCGGTGTGACCTGGTCATTCCACGATGACGGGCCGACAGAGAACGGCATGCATTTCTGCCATTCATGCGGGAAGACGCTGGTTGTTGAATCTGCTGAAGCAGAACCGGTTGAGGCTGAAGACTGGCGCATGAACCCCTGCAAGCAAGGTCATCGTGATGTCGGCGCAGCCGGCGGCGTAGCGCACTGCTACAAGTGCGACGAGAAGATTGTTGCACCCACCACGCAAGAAGCTTTCGAGCGTTGGAACGCGACTCACCCCAAGCAGTAACTCCCTCCCCCATCTAAGTCAGCCGCTATAGCGGCAAAGGAACAGTCATGCCTGAAGAAACTGTTTTGATTGATTCGCTTCCGGTCCATCGCGATGCAAATGGTTGGTGGTCGCACCCTGAATACCTCTCGGAGTTCGACGACGAAATTACCGAAGAGCAGTTCACCGATTGGTGCAAGCGCCGCCAGGTGGAAACGAAGATCACCTACATGGAGGGCGACGTGCCCGTCGATGTGTTCGACGCCTACATGGATGACGGCCAGGTTGATTGCTCGGCGTGGGAGATTCAGCACCCCGCCGAACCTGACTGGTTCATTCTCTCGATTCACGACGCCGAAGATGGCCCTGTCTGTGTTTGGGGCCGGAAGGTGACGCCATGAAGGCACTTTCAATTCGCCAGCCTTGGGCCTGGCTGATCATCCACGGCGGGAAGGACATCGAGAACCGCTCCTGGCACACCAAGCACCGGGGCCGCTTCCTAGTACATGCATCGCAGGGGCTGACGCGGGCCGAGTACGCCAATGCCCACGCCTTCGCCCTCGATCGCGGGCTGCTCCTGACACCGTTCGAGTTGCCACCGTTCGAAGAGCTGCAGCGCGGCGGAATCATTGGCTCCGTCGTGTTGGCCGATAGCCGCGATACGAGCAAGTCGCCCTGGTACATGGGAGAAAAAGCTTTCCTCCTGGCGGACCCGAAGCCTTTGCCGTTCGTACGGTTCAAGGGGCGGCTCAACTTCTTCGATGTGCCTGACAAACTGGTGACACCATGATCGCCCTCGCCTGGTTCGCCTACGTGTACTGCTACAAGGGGCCGAAGTGATGATCGCATCCAATAAAAATTGCCACGCCTGCAAGCACCTTGAGTGGGTGGATGGGGACGACAACAGCGGCTGGGACTGCAACAAGCGGCATGAGGAGATGTACGAACAGGGTCGCGAGGACGAGCTACTTCAAAACCTCGAGCGCGAACCTTATCGCCACCAGTACAAGCGCTGCTTCGAAGCCAAGGTATCTCTGCGATGAGCCGAATGGTCAGAATCCGCACCGAGGAACTGGCCGGCCCGGCGCTCGACTGGGCGATCAACGCAATTGAGGGCGAGCAACAGCCCGCCGCCGGGCAGCTTCAACTCTTCGCCCGGCCCGACGCCGAGCAATTGATTGAGAAGTACGGTATTTGGATCGAGGTCGGCCATCGTTACCCATGGCTGGCCGACCTTACCAACGATCCATTCAACCGCCAGCCCGGCGAAACCCGAACCATTGCGGCGTTCCGCGCAGTGGTCTTCGCCAAGCACGGCGCCAAGGTCAGCATCCCCGCTGACCTCATCCAGCTCTAAACCCAACTCTTACAACTCACAGCCTGCCGGTGAACGGCGGGCGAGGAATCCGCATGCCTGAACAAAGACGAGAATTTCGGGAGGCTGCTATCGAAGCGATCTCGGAAATGGCCCAGCACCTTCCGCTTGATTGCGAACTGCTGGTCGTGGTCTGCCGTCCCGGCAAGAAGGACTTCGACCTGGTGCTGCCGTCGCCCGAGGCGAACCTGAATAACGCGCTCGACGCGCTGCGCCGCCAGGGCCTGAGCATCGACGGCGATAACGCCTACAAGCGCGACCTGTGCGATTCGATTGTCGGAGCCCTGGCATTCGGCTCGCAGAACCGGAACCCGCCACCGGCTGGACATTGGGGGTACTGGGATATCGGTCGGGCTGAGGCTGCCACCAAGGAAGAGTTGCTGGAAAGCCTCACCAATCTTGTCGGCCTGGCCAAACTCGGCGCTGCGCACCTCGGCAAGTACCACGCAGCCCTTGCGCACGCAGAAGCTGTGATCGCCAAAGCCACCCAATAACCACCTTCTGCCGCCACGCGCGGCACGGAGCAATTTATGGAAATTCAAACTGAAACTCTTGCTGAAGAAGAGCTGGCCGCCATCACCGGCTACCAGCGGCCATCGCTACAACTCGGCTGGCTCAATCAAAACGGCTGGAAATACGTTCTGACCGGTGCCCGTCGCCCGGTTGTGGGGCGGGTCTACGCCCGAATGAAGCTGTCAGGCGTCAGGCCATCGGCAGAAAACGTTGCGGCCGAAGCCTGGTCGCTGGACTTGTCACGTGTGGGGTAAGGAATGCGCCCAAGAAAGGCAGCAAACAGGGACCTGCCGCCTCGGATGATCCGGCGGGTCAGGACTATGAAAGGTGGTGCGGAATGGGTTGGGTATTACTACGACGGGAGGGATGACGCGGGGAAGAGGAAAGAAATCCCTCTGGGTGGGGACTTAGATATCGCCAAGGCGGAATGGGCAAAACTGGACTGCAAGCCGGTCCCGCAAAAAAATACGGTGCTGGGGAAGGTTTTCGACCGGTACGAGGCGGAGATCATCCCTGGGAAAAAGCCAAGAACGCAGAAGGACAACCTACTTTCGCTTACGCAACTCAGGAAAGCCTTCAGCGACGCGCCTATCAATGCTGTAACGCCGCAGGCGATCGCGCAGTATCGCGACAAACGGACCGGCAAGGTCCGGGCGAATCGAGAGATCTCGTTGCTATCACACATCTACAACATCGCCAGGGAATGGGGCATCACTGACAAGGAAAACCCTGCCGCAGGGGTTCGCAAGAACAAAGAGACACCGCGTGACTTCTACGCCGACGCCACGATCTGGAACGCCGTCTACGGCGCCGCAGTGTCAGAGCTCAAAGACGCCATGGATCTGGCTTACCTCACCGGCCAGCGCCCTGCTGACGTTCTATCCATGCGCGCCACAGACGTGATCGACAGCTTCCTACAGGTTGCCCAGGGCAAGACCTCGAAGAAACTCCGCATCCGGCTCGACGCCGGGGAGATCATCAACGGCCTGGGCGAACTGATTGAAAGGTTGCTTGAGCAGCGGAAGGCGCGCGCGGTCCGGAACCCGTACTTGATCGTCACGGAGGACGGGCGGCGGGTGACTGCGCCAATGCTTCGCCTGCGGTTCGACGATGCACGCAATGTGGCGATCGTCAAAGCTCTGGAAAACGAAGACTCGCAGCTCGCCGCAAACATCCGGCAGTTCCAGTTCCGGGATATCCGGCCGAAGGCAGCCAGTGAGATCGATGACTTAGGACACGCAAGTCGCCTGCTTGGCCACACCGACAAGCGCATCACAGAGACGGTTTACCGACGCGTCGGCGAGATCGTAAAACCGACTCGATAAGCCCCCCGAAAACGGCTAATTTCGTTTCCGCAAGTAAACCACCGCCCCTTGATTCTAGCGGGCTCCAGAGCATCGAAGAATGCTCACTTGCGGAAACAGATACAAGCTAACCTATTGAATTACAACAATTAATCTTCGGACTTGAAAACCGTCGACTGTAACAGGTCCATGAGTTCGAATCCCATCGCCTCCGCCATCTTATGTACGACAAAGCCCTGATTATTCAGGGCTTTGTCGTTTCTGGGGTTTGGCAAAACTTGCCAGCCCACACTTCAGCCCACACCTTGGATGAAGTATTGCTTTTCGAGCAGCGGCCAATTTTTCGGAAGCTAAATTGGGCAACCGGGATGAATTTCGTGTTCAAGCGATTTCAGGGAGCCCCGTGTATACGAGTCTAGGTTCGCGGCCCTGATTTATTCGCCCTCCGCCAAGAGTGGCGATTCAAACCACCACTATTGCGTTCGCAGAGTTTTGGCTTGGTAACCTGGGTTACTTCGATACCGATCTCGATTCCTTCGATTTTGAGCAGATCCAGAATGACTGATCGAGCGTATGAGGCCGCATGTACTGGTTGGTGGTCAAGGCGGCCGGACTCAGACTTACCCAGGTAGCGGGTGTCACCGCAGGCACCGTACACAGCTATCTGAGCGGCGACGGTGGAAGGTGAATGCCGTACGCCTGGGTCGACCGCGCTGTTGCCCGCCCAACAGTGATGCTGAACCGCTATTGACTGAGCAACACTTGGCCGCTGCGAGGGGCGTTCCCCGCTGATATCGGCCTGCCAAGGCCAGCCAAAGGCGACTCACCCGGCACTGGCGGCCAGACAAAACCTTAAGCTAATAACTAAAAAGTATTTACTGGATATTTTTTAGATCATTTACATTTAATTCATGGATACGGCAGTGTTGCCCGGTAAACAGAAGCGCCATTGTTGTTCAGGCAGCAGTCGCTCAACAGTTAGCTGCCCGGGCAACAGCAGCCGAGATAACAAGTTAATCCATCTTATTGTTTTTAATAGTTATTTTAACCTTGGAACATCTCTTGCTCTGATGGCTGCACATCCCGCAACTCGAACAGGAACAGACCCCATGAGCACCCCACTTAAAGTCGTCGCCGTTTCCGGTGGAACCTATCGTCCGTCGCGCACCCTGGTGCTGGTCCAGGCCATCGTTGCCGAGCTGAGCCAGTACCTGCCAATCGAAAGCCGCATCATCGAACTGGGCGACATTGTCCGCCCGCTGGGCAGCGCCATGTCCCGTCAGGAGCTGCCGGAAACCGTTGAGTACGAGTTGAGTGCGATTGAGTCGGCGGACCTGCTGGTTGTGGCCGCACCCGTCTACCGTGGCGCCTACCCGGGCCAGTTTAAGCACCTGTTCGACCTGATTGGCCAGGACGCATTGATCGACACCCCGGTGTTGCTGGCCGCCACCGGTGGCAGCGACCGGCATGCGCTGGTAATCGATCATCAGTTGCGCCCGCTGTTCAGCTTCTTCCAGTCGGTGACCCTGCCCCTTGGCGTGTATGCCTCGGAGGCCGATTTCATGAATTACCAGATCAGCAGCGAAGCGCTGAAAACACGCATCCGCCTGGCAGTCGAACGGGCCGCACCGCTGTTCACCGCCAATGCCGCCGACTTGCGGAAAACAGCCTGAGGAACAGCCTGTGACCGCTATCCATACATCCAGACTTGAAACCCCGCTGCAGATCGCCCGGACGCTCGCCGCCGAGTTTTCCCGAACCGCCGCCGAACGCGACCATCTGGGCGGCACGCCGAAAGCCGAGCGCGACGAGTTGCGCCGCTGCGGTCTGCTGGCGATGAAAATTGACCAGCAATACGGTGGCCTTGGCGCCAGCTGGAGCGACACCCTGGAAGTGGTGCGCGAGTTCGCCAGGGTCGACAGCTCGATCGCCCATGTGTTCGGCTTCCAGCACTTGATGCTGGCCACGGTACGGCTGTTTTCCCGGCCCGAACAGTGGCAGCCCTGGTTCGAACAGACCGCGCGCAACAACTGGTTCTGGGGTAATGCCCTTAACCCGTTGGACACCCGCACCCTGTCAAAAAAATTTGCCGGCTATCGCGAGTTTTCCGGGCGCAAGAGTTTCTGCTCCGGCGCCTCCGATTCGGAAATGCTGATTGCCTCGGCGCTGGATGAATCCACCAGCGGCAAGCTGTTGATCGCCGCCATTCCCAGTCATCGCACCGGCATCACCTTGCACGGCGACTGGGACAACATCGGCCAACGGCAGACCGACAGCGGCAGCGCCACCTTCGAACGGGTGCGCGTGGAAGAGAATGAACTGCTGCTAGATCCCGGCCCGCTGAGCACGCCCTTTGCCTGCCTGCGCCCGCTGATCGCCCAACTGACCTTCGTCAATATCTTCCTCGGCATTGCCGAGGGCGCGTTCGAAGAGGCCCGCAATTACACCCTCAAGGAAACGCGCCCCTGGATCAAGGCCAACGTCAGCCAGGCCAATCAGGACCCCTATGTCCTGCGCCATTATGGCGAATTCTGGGTCGGGCTGGAAAGCGTGCGCCTGCTCGCAGAACGCGCCAACGCCCTGCTCGACCAAGCCTGGAGCAAGGAGCACCGGCTCGGCGCCGAGGAGCGTGGCCAACTGGCCTTGGCCATTGCCACCGCCAAGGTCGCCGCCACCCGCACCGGCCTGGACCTGACCAGCAGCCTGTTTGAAGTGACTGGCGCCCGCGCCACCCATGCCGCGCTGCGCCTTGATCGTCACTGGCGCAACCTGCGCACCCAGACCCTGCACGACCCCGTGGACTACAAGCTCCATGAACTGGGTGACTGGGCGCTCAACAAGACGCTACCCACTCCGTCCTTTTACTCATAGGCCCCACCATGCAACTACTCACGCTGCCGCCCTCACCAGCCCTGGCCACCTCGATACGCGCCACTGCGCAAGTCTTCGAAGACCCGAAATCACAGGCGCTGCTGGCGCACCTGCAACAGGTCGCGCCCAGTGACGCCAGCGTGTTGATCATCGGCGAAACCGGGACCGGCAAGGAACTGGTGGCCCGTCATCTGCACAACCTCAGCGCCCGTCGCAACAAGCCGTTTATCGCGGTCAACTGCGGCGCGTTTTCCGAAAGCCTGGTGGAGGCCGAACTGTTCGGCCACGAAAAAGGCGCCTTCACCGGCGCCCTGAGCGCCAAGGCCGGCTGGTTCGAGGAAGCCAACGGCGGCACGCTGTTCCTCGACGAGATCGGTGACTTGCCGATGCCGATCCAGGTCAAGTTGCTGCGGGTGCTGCAGGAGCGTGAAGTGGTTCGCCTGGGTTCACGCAAAAGCATCCCCATCGATGTACGGGTGCTGGCTGCGACCAACGTGCAGCTGGAAAAAGCCATCAACGCCGGGCACTTTCGCGAAGACCTCTATTACCGGCTGAACGTGGTCAGCCTGGAGCTCAGCCCGCTGCGCGAGCGACCGGGCGACATCCTGCCGCTGATCCGCCACTTCATCGCCGAGTACAGTCGTCGGCTGGGTTATGGCGAAGTGGTGCTGGATACCGAAGCCGAACAGAAGCTGGTGAATTACTCATGGCCGGGCAATATTCGCGAGCTGGAAAACGTCATTCACCACACCCTGTTGATCTGCCGTAACAATCTGATCCGTGTCCAGGACCTGCACCTGTCCAACCTGCGTATTGAACGCCAGGACGCCAGCAATACCGTCCAGGACGACAGTGCCGACGCCCTGTTGCAGCAAGCCTTCCAGAAGCTGTTCGAGGAAGAAAGCGGCGCCCTCCACGAGCGGGTCGAGGAAGCGCTGCTGCGCGCGGCCTATCGCTTCAGCCACTACAACCAGGTACACACCGCCAGCCTGCTGGGGCTGAGTCGCAACATCACCCGCGCGATGCTGATCAAGGTCGGTGAGCTGGTGGTGAACAAACGCCGCCCGGCACAAGACGCCCGGACGGTCAAAGTGGTCAACCTGTCGATCTGACGGGTGCTAGCGGTCAAGCAGCAGCTCCTTTACCCGCTGTCCCGCCTCCCAGATAGAAGTCCTGAATATCACTGCGCGCGGCCAACTGCCCGGTCGTGCCTTCGCTGACGACCCGGCCGCTTTCCAGCACGTAGCCGTACTGGGCGTAACGCAGAGCCAGGTTGATGTTCTGCTCGGCAATCAGGAAGCTCACGCCGTCGCGCCGATTGAGCTGATGGATGATCTCGAAGATCTCCTCGACGATCTGCGGTGCCAGGCCCATCGAAGGTTCGTCCAGCAACACCAGCTGTGGCCGGGCCATCAGCGCCCGCCCGAGCGCAACCATCTGCTGTTCACCGCCGGAGGTGTAGCCGGCCAGGCTTTTGCGCCGTAGCTTGAGGCGCGGAAACTGGCTGTAGATACGTTCCAGATCGGCCTTCAGTTGCCCGCGGGACACCTGACGCGCAAAGGCACCCGTCAGCAGGTTTTCCTCCACTGTCAGTTGGGCAAAGCAATGCCGGCCTTCCAGTACCTGCACCAGGCCGCTGGCAACCAGGCTATGGGGCGTGCTGCGGGTGACATCCTCGCCTCGATAAATAATCCGCCCCTGCACCACCTCGCCCCGCTCGGCCCTCACCAGATTGGCGGCGGCCTTCAAGGTGGTGCTTTTGCCAGCACCGTTGGCCCCCAGCAACACCACGATCTGTCCTTGCGGCACCGCCAGGGATACCCCGCGTACGGCGAGGATTGCCTGTTCGTACAGGACTTCAATCGCGTCGATCTGCAAGATCGGTACTTGGTTCAT